GTTACTCCTCCACATCTGGTATTATCATTTCCCATTATACAATGCCTTTTCCAGTTTTGGCAAGTTTCTGGCATTTATTTTGATAAATTCATAAAAAAGTATTGAACTTTTCCAACACCCTATGCTATAATGTAAAACGTATCGAATGAGAATATGCAGATATAGTTCATTGGTAGAACATCAGCTTCCCAAGCTGAGGAGGCGGGTCCGATTCCCGTTATCTGCTTTGTGTGAATGCCTTAAATTCCTTGTGCCGCAAGGGTTTGAGGCTTTTATTATTTTAACAAAATGAATACACTTGACTACACCTCGTTAAAATTAAAAAGCGTTCCGAATCATGTCGAGAGTTTCGTCCTTTGGTAATGGGTTATAGATGTACCCCAATGTAGTCTGAGTGTCGGTATGTCCAAGTAAGATGCGGATCTCGTCAGTTGGAACGCCATTCGCATCTAATTTACTAGCGAATGTCTTCCTTATCTTATGTGTTGACTTTTGAGTAATATTAGCTTTGCTACAAGCGCGCCTCAAAGCGTTTCCCACACAATTTGTATTCAAATGACCGCCGTCTTTAACAAATAAATAGTCACTTTTTATACATTCCTGTTCATGTTTTGATATAATTTTTTCTAATATATCAATAGCTTTAGGAATTAGTGGAATATATCTACTTGTATAGGTTTTTGTGTGTTCTTCAATTCTCCGCTCATATTTCATCGATCCGTCACTTTGTGGAATTCTGACACGTACCTCTTCCCGCTCAACTGATAAATAATTTCTTTCAAAACTAACATCACTCTTTTTTAAAGCAACCAGTTCTCCAACACGCAACCCGCAATATAGATTAAATATTACAGCAATATATGCCTCATTATTTGTATTCTCAAACATCTCATTACAAGCTGCAATTAGTTTATCTACTTCGTTTCCAACGAAAACCTGTGTTTCTGGTGGTTTCTTAGTTATTTGTTTATACTTAACCGATATTTTTATACTAGGCCAAGGGTTGCTTTTTATCAAACCACTTCTAAATGCATAGTCCCATATACCAGTTATGACAGTTTTTAGATTTTGCCACTCCTTACGGCTCAAATTGTGTGTTTTAATTATTGTGTTAGCCCATGATTCAAGTTGTATAGTGGTTAAATCATTCATGTTGTTATCACACACATCAGTTTTGATACAATACTTATTCCAATGATTTATATGTCTTTGAATTGTATTTTCTGAATTGGTGATTGATCTTTTAAATAGCAGCCACTTTTCAAACACGCTATTCATTGTAACAACACTTCCGTCATCAATTATCTTGTAGTAATGAGCTAGCTTCCTTAATAACTCATTTTCTGTTTGAGCTTTTAACAATCTGCGGTTATTTGATTTGGTTTCATCGGTTACGTAGGTTTGCCATCTACCGTCCTTTGAAATACTAGATGGCGGTGTAATAGTATAATTATGGATTTCTTTAACTTTATCAATCATTTTCATATTTACATTCTGTAATACTTCATCCAAGTTAATCATACCATTACTCAGAGCATATTTCAATAATTCCTCTTGAGTCAAATAATGCTTCACCCCTTAATTTATGTAAATCGCTGCCTTATTTAGAGACAGCGATAATATTATTAATAGCAATACTGATGCCATTTAGTCTTTAAGTACACACCATGCCCCTGTTTGCCCTTTGACTGATAAACTACATATCCCGGAAGTATGCTCCCGTTTTCAAGCAACCATTTTGCATTTGTCCAATTACTTTTCGTTGGTTCTCTATAATAATTGCCATCGGCCACACTAGAATATTGTTTCTTCTGGAATACGACTCCTTTAATTGTACTTGGAAAGCCAGCTTTGGCAACACGATTCAAAACAACAGATCCCACGTATTTTTGCTCAGCATCATCACAGAATTGTGCTTCACCGGATAGTACATGTGCCATTATGTATAAATCTTCAGTGGTATATTTTATTTCATCATCGTTTAGAAACTCTGATTTTATATATGCATACCCGTCTTCAGTGGTTATCATACTCCAACCACCGATATCCAGTACTACTTCAAATGTTGTGTTTAAGAGTGTGCGTCCTAAGATTCTAGAACTTGTATTCGGCTCTTCTCTAATGTTTACTCCTGCTTGATTAGCATATTTCAGTGTAAAATCTGTAGTATATGGTAATTCTTTTTCAAACTGTGCCGTTGTTACGGTTTCTTCTATATTATTCGCCCATGTTGCCATGGGCATCGTAAAGGCGAGACAGAATGATGTCATGCCTACTGTTATCAATTTTCTCATTACAATCCTCCAAATTTTTGATTTGAAGGATACCGGTATCCTTGTCTATCTATGTAAACTGTGTCTGCGCAAACACAGAGTAATTGTATTTAGTTAATTCCTGTAGATCCATGACCTCCACGGTCTTTGTTGTCTAGTACTTCTACTTCTTCAAAATTAATACTTGGCTGGTGTTTCACAATGCGGAATTGACAAATACGATCATTAAAATTGATCTTTGTGTCTCTCAGTGCATAAGCAGGAAAGAACCAAAAATCATTATCTCCACAATATGATTCATCAATTACTCCCATGCTGTTTGTCTGAATAATTCCGTAATTCTTAAATGTACTACTTCTCGGAACCACATGTGCTTCATATCCGTCTGGTAACTGCATTGCAACTCCCAATGGAATTAACCTAAATTCTCCCGCCTTCATTTCAATATCTTCGTTACATCGTAGGTCGATCCAGTCGCCAAAATTAATCTTTTTAATTCTTTCTAATAATTGGCTAGAATACTTAATTCTGATTTTCTGCAAATTTGTTTCTCCTTTTATTTAATCGCTTCTTCAATAAATCTCCTACCTTTATTCATCATCAGTATCCCAATTTCTAGAACTAGCTACACACAAAGATGTTAAAATAAGTCCTATAAATGCGCCGACAAATATTCCTGCTATAAACCACATAATGCCACTCCTTTCGTTAACTACTTATTCCAGAACAGATATGTTTTATCATCAAATGTAAACTGGTGCTCTGTATTAGTTTTAATTTGATAAAATCTTTGGTTTGTGTCTTTACTGTTAAGACCACCAAGCTCACTAACATATTCTCCAACTTTCAGATAATCAAGTAAGCTGAGTAAATCATCAAAAATTGATATGTCATTAGAACCACTATAAACACATGTCTTGAACCCTAATGATTTACACTTTATAAGCAATAGCTTAAGTTCAGCTAAATTTTGGTCACCGCCCATAAAGCAAACACAAGTGACCAATCCTTTATATTGCATAAGTATTTGTTCAATCTCTTCCGATATATATTCTCCTGTATATTCCCATAAATACTGACTGTGGCAACCCCTACATTTATAGGGGCAACCACTAATGTTAAATATTAATGATGTCTCATTTGGAACTTCTTGAAATGTCACAGCGTATCCAGTATATTTAAGAGGTAATGTTTCCATAGAATCTCTTCCCTGCTTCCTTAATTCTTTCTGACGAGAATTTTGAAACTCGTTTTAAATATCCTATAATTCTTGTAATCCAGTCGACATTTTCACTACCGCATTTTTGACACTTTTTCGTATAGTGTTTACTTATATATCCACAATCATTGCAGATGGTATTTGGGATATTGAAAGTGAAGTACGAGCAACCTGTTTTAATTGCCACCATTAGTAGATTAGTATACTGATCTTTTGATAGATGCTCATCAAGATTGCAATGAAGAGCAGAACCTCCATCTAAATACTTTGTTAGCTTTTTCCCGTGTAAGATAAACTTATCTATGACATTACAGGATTCGTCCTCAACTTTATAAAAATAGCTGTTATAACAATCTCTGGGGGAGAAATACCCGTCTTCTTTATCCCACTTTGCGTTCTTCACTCCTAAATTCTCAGCCTCTCTGTTACTTTTATGACCTATAAAAATTAATCAAACAATTCTTTCTCTTTTATTTTTCTATTTAATAATGCTTCTTCCATTGTATCGTATGTGCCAATATAATGTGTTTTACCATTCTTGACTATTGTAGATCTATATCTTCCGGATTTTACTTTATATATTCCATTATCATAGTTGTGCTGATTAGTTAAGTTTTTACTGTGAGAACAAATACATAAATTAGATTTTCTATTATTTAATCCGTTGTGGTCAAGATGATCGATATCGTCGCTTCCATCGTAGTCAAGCAACAATCTGTGAATAAACAATGGTTTTCCACCATTTAATGTTGTTATTGCGTAGTTTGTATTTCTGCTTTTCCTTATGTGCCATTTATACTTTTTGCAATTACTAACATCTTGTATGTCTATAAAACATGTTCCAGCAAACTCCCCATATTTATTCAACAAGATTATCTCAGCATGATCAGAATGTAAGATATATTCATTTTTGTCATATATTGTTTTGTCTAAAAACTTACCATGTCTCATATATTGACTAATGTGTTTCCTACAAAGTACCATACCTTTGTATCCTTTAACGTCAAAATGATCACTGTCTCTTCCACATATTTCACAGCATCTTATAACATGTACCTCTTATTGTTTGTTTTTATAGGCGGTCGAGATTCTTCCGAAAGTGTCTTTACACTTGATCTCGACTCTCCAATTTCATTTTTAGATTATATTTGGAGTCCAGACTATCGCATCCTCATATATAATATTCCTATGAGGTTTCCTTATTTAGTCGTTCAGGCTGTATTTAAACTTGCCCCCTGTTATCCATCTCTGGAACTTCAAGTCAATTAAAGGAAATTTTGTATTGATGGATTATGGATTATTCCATCATATCCCCACTCATTTTAGGGATAAACTCTGTGTTAAACATTAGTTTAGATGTTCTCGCCTTTTTATTTTCTTCATAAATGGGCTTCAAAATCTTTTCGCCGTATTCAAAGTACTTTTCGTTTGGAGATATCTCAATACCAAGAAATTCAGCGGACTCCACAAATCCGTTTATACCAATTGTTAAGAATTGCTTTTCTAATGAAATATATCCAGAGTCATAAACAGGAAGTAGTTTTGCTTCAAAGTTATCTTTTACAATTTCATTGTATGCTGTCAGATAGTGGTGCATTTTGAGTGTTTGTTCTCTAATCATCTCTGTAATGTCTTTTCCTTCTCGTGTTGCAATCTGGACAAGACGGTTGATGTTCATCGTCATCACACCCTTTGATCCAGTGGCAACACCACCCGCTCCAAGAGTATAAGAAAATGTGTTGTCTTGAATTTCATTTCTTAACCGGCAGCATGACGCCAACGAATCCACACTATTACTTGTATACGTAAAGAAGGAGTGTCCTTCAGTGTACATTTCCGCCGTAAAATCCTTGTATTCCCTATCAACATAATCATTTCCATCGTTTAGCAGGTTCATAGTTTCTACTGGAAATGTTAAAACCGTTTTAGTTCTTTCGTGATTAAACCATTTCATAAATCGCTTTTGTAACCAACTAACACTCTCCCACGTAGGCACCGTACCATCAGGAAAAACAAAGTTGTTGAATATTCCATTGAAATATTCATTATCAAAATAAGCAATGTTCCAGAAAACACTTTGAAAATTCCTTGCAGCTGCCGGCTGATTTAATGAATAAACCACCTGTTCAAAGCTATCAGTGATGATTTTATCGATGGTGCGATGCTTGTTTGACAGATCTACCACTTTAGTAGAATTCTGATAATAGTCATCTCCATATTCCATGCGAATAAAGTAATCTAAATATGTGAGATATTCAGGTGTTGATACTGCTCCTGCAAACTGTGAGGCAATAGCAAATACTAAATTGATAAATGCTCCGTTAAAAGCCTGTAGATTCGTTGGGGCTTCCGACATACCCCCTATTGAACGCAGACCGTGAAACAGAAAAGGATACATAGTAATTGAAACACAGTATGGCATAATACTTGTTTCATCATTTTTATACATCTCATGGTTGTCCAATTGACGAATATATTCTTCTGCCCATAATTCACCATACATCTCTGTAAGCTTATCAATCATTAAAAGTCGATTAGTACCTATCATATCTTTTTTAGGAAGCTCTCCTGTGCAGGTAGTAACATTCTTATTCTCCACATTTGCGTTAGAATCAACTTCGCTACCACTTGCTGCGTTAATCGCTCCTTTGTATTTATTAATAAAATTTACATACCGCCTGTATTTCTCGTATTTCTTTGTTATATTTGTCAAATCAAGTCCTCCAGTTTTTATAATGTTTTAATCCATTTTATAGCTTCTTTTGCGTTCATGATTTTTTCATCTACTTCTAACATCGGAGCACTTTTAAATCCTTTGGTAGACATAATATTCAAATCATCGATAATTTCAAATTCAACACCCTTTTGCAACAGTGTAAGTTTTACCATATTGCAGACAGGACAATGTTCCGTTGTATAAAGTGTAATTTGCAATTAATATTCACCTCCTTAGTATTTTTATCCTAACAGCATTACAAATGCCAACGGGTAATATATGTAATCCAGTACTACATTGAATAAAAAATACCATCTGTAGAACGGAAAATCATCTATGTATAGACTTATCGGACTAATGTTTCTTTGTAATCGCAAAGTTATTACTACTGTACAAATTTGAATAAATGATAAAAAGTTGATTAATGGTAAATCGAGAGAAATACAAACTATAGCATAAATAAAAATTGTAAAACCAGAATATAGATATGGTGCAACCTTAGCGATCTTCTCAACGCAAACCATTTTTTCATATGGCAACTCATTAAGAAATTTCTCGTTATTTTTTATGATACCCCTTACCTTTTCATAGTACCGATGTTCACTTAACATAGAAGGTGTTTCTTTAATCCTAGATATAAGTAGCATCACTATGCAAACTAATAAAACAGATGTCATTTAAGTCTCCTCTTCAATTTCTCTTTTTAGCTTCTTTCTTGCAATTTTCCTAAATAGTCTTTTCGCTTTACCTCTCCAATTTGGTTTATACAATTGGGGGCAATCTAAATCCCACGCTGTCATATTTGATTGACTTTTGTTTTTAAATTCATCTTTTCTCATATGAATTATTCTCCATAATATTTTTCTATGTACTCCAAAGCATCTAACCTTGCGTCGTACCCTGTTTCTATCCTATTACAACACTCAATAACAAACGGGTGACATACTTTCTTTAAATCTAGTGGTAATGTACCCCCACCTATCTCAATCTCATCATCTTCCAGGAATCCGATAATTGGTTTTCTTGCTTTCCATGCCCAAGCAATTTCCATAATGCTTCCTACCGATTGCCTTATACTCTGAAGATTCACTAATATTACATCAGCCTTTTCAACCCTGTTATCGCAAAAGTCACGAATTTCAGAATCAGACTTATGCAACTGCTCACGGTAATTAAAATAACGATTTGGATTCCAAGCTCTAAAACACTCAGAATTATTCTCAAACCATTCAACACAACGCTCCCTCCACCAGTTTCCATCTTCGTAACTGACCTTTTCAGACGCTCCACACAGCCAAACATGTTTCATTTCACTCCTCCTAAAATTCCCAAAAATGCTGCAAACTTCTCTCACTTGAATACGGAATCTTTTCCTTTACAAAATCATGACCAATTGTAGTGTCAAAATACACCGACAACTCGCAATTATGTTTCTTCTGCTCAACAATAACCTCATAGATATGTCCATTTATAAAACCCATAGGGTTATCTTTGCCTTTATATGTAGCAAGGCAATTCTGATCAAATACCATATTTCTTCTCCTTTCTAATAACCCCTCATTTCACGAATTTTCAACTCTTCTTCTGTCTCTAAAAGTTGAATCCATTTTCTCGCATCTTTCGCAAAACCTTTCGCTCTACTCATGGCACTAATCCTATAACAACTATAGTCAGAAGAATAGTCGTATTGATCAAGTATCACATTGACTTCTGAGATTAATAATTCAAGTTTTTCTTTGTCTTCCTTTAACACTGGAACTTCTCCGTTGAACAATAAAACCCTCCTTCATATAATTTTTCCGATAAAAACCATCATTCATCTCCTTAATCTTGATATGCAATTGCTTCTAACTGCTCGTTGAGTTCTTCAATCTCAAACTCAAGATACTGTTTTGCCTTACCTAAATCTTCAATCGTAGATTTCAGCACATCACCTTTTAAATCTTTTTTACCGGCTCTGCTTATGTATTTTGCAACGTTACCAAGATTAAAATTTAATCCCCATGCTTTTATAACCTTTCTGGCTTCATATGGATTATTTTTCCCTCCATAATGGGACGGGTGGTTTACCTGCTCTTTTTCTGTCAATGTTTTAATAACCTCTTTCATATACTTACTTTCCATGTTAATATTTTTATCTGGATATTCAGTGCATTCATGACCGATATTATCAATCACAAATGGCTCTTTAACACCTGTACAAACATACTCTTCTGGTTTAGATTTAAAGAATCCTTTCTTGCAAGCGTCACAATCCACACAATTCACTTACTCGCCTCCCAATACTAATTCTCCAAACATCGGTAAAGTTTCAACCCATTTACAGAACTCTCGCCACTCAGGAAGCCTGTGATTTCTTCTCTGAATTAAAATTGTTTTTAGTTGCCGATAATTTGTTGTGAACCCGGCAGTCAGCTCAAAACCAGACGGTATATTGTATAAAATTTTCAAATATAAGTCCTTTGCAAATTCAGTGCTCTTGTCCTCCAATCCGTTATAAACATCAATCATTTCTTGAACTACATTAATAATTCGCTCATCCACATATTCATTGCACTGCTCTTTCAGATTAAATTTTGTAATTCTGTGCATGGTGGACTGACTCGAAATAAAATCAATGAAGTGATATCTCTGCATTTCCGTAAGGAATTTATTGCTCACCCGTAAATCAAACTGAACAACTATCCCATTTAGGAAATTATCGTGGGCGGCTCCAATATTACTTGCTCCAAGTTTCTTAACAGTATTCGTCACTTCTTTTGTACAGTCTTCTAAGTTTACTGCCATAGGAAACTTACTAACCCTGATAGCATTATCAAGTCCATACACATTCACATTGCTAATTTGCATTCACTATCCTCCTACCTGTAATATTTCAGTTCTCCATTTTCGTCATAACTTTCCACATTTAAGACGACGGTATCACCATCTCTCAAAAACACATTCTCAATTTTTCTGTCATTTCTGTATGTTTCTGATCCCATTTTGCCAGCACAAACCAAAGCCCTGGGATATTTGAGTAATTCCATTGCTAAATCTTCAGCATAAATAATTCCTTTAATCGCTTTTGCCTCCTATATTTAATTGTAAAATTGTTGGGATTTTTGTTGATGTGTTTGGTTTAAAACAATGCTTTCATTGCCCCACTAATAAATTCGCTCTATGTTCCATGACCTTGCTTTGTAGAAGTGATGGCTGTACCGGAAGATCAATTGAGAACTTTTCCAACAAATCCTCACCATATCCTAGTAATTTCAAACACTCTAAAGCTTGACCTCTATCAAAATATTCAAGTTCTTCTTGGATATCAAATCTACCATGTCGTATTAAAGCAGAATCAATCCTGTCTTTATAATTTGTTGTTGCAACATAGATAGTATTCTCAGTAGAATAGATTCCGTCTAAGAGTTGAAATATCGCATTTTGATTTACATCTTTCTGCTTTTTCTGTGCAACATCAAGTTCCATACCTTCTATTTCTTCTCTACTTTTAAAGAACATATCAAAATCTTCTATCAATACAATAATTGTGCCATCATATTTCTTTCTCATTTTTAGAATTCCATTTATCGAATTCATGATATTTTGAGGATCAATAGTCAAAATAGGTGCATTAGAAAATTTTGTGCTTATAGCTTTTGCAATAGTTGACTTACCGGTTCCTGGCTTACCATAAAGAAGAACACCGATCTTGTGAACTAGCTGATGATTCTTATACCAGCCTTTGCTTGATTCCCAATTGTCAAGACCATTGATTATTCTCTTTTTTACAGATGAATCCAATACTATATTGTCAAAAGAGTGTGGAATAATATCACAACTCATTTCTTGTTCATTTAAGTATTGAACTCTGATGTGATTATCGTCTGTAATCTTTAAAGCGTTGTTTAAGAATCGTTCTCTTATTGCGTACCTTTCCTTTCCATAGAAAATGATTTTTATTCTATTTTCAGGATAGTACGACTTATCTTTCATATTTTTATAGGTTTCTACTTTAATGAAGTTATTCTTTTTGACTTTGATGAAATATGCTGTATCGCCGCACAATTCATAATAATCTTTGTTGGTTGTAGGGATACGGTTTTTAGTGTATGTATCAGGATTCAGTTTGTAAATTAATTTGTTAATATTATTATACGATCTGTCCCATTCTCCAATATCAATCACCGAACTTTTAAGCCCCTTGATTATCTTTGCAACACCTGTTATAGCTGACACGCCAACAGAAATCGCTATTCCAGACAATATTTGTTTGACGTATGAATTTTCTTTATCTGCCATTTAACCTCCTTTCATCATTCAGTAATCGTATTGCCTTATCAACATTCTTCTGTTGGAGTCCTTTATTAAACGATGTCTGAACCAATCTATCCATGAACGGCTTCATATCCGTATCATCATCTATGATGATAAACGACTCTACCGATTCGCCACTCCAATTACCCAGCCATGACTTGATTTCTTCACCACGATACCCGCTTGCAAGCATTGGAGTCCGCGAAATGAATGTAATACCATACTCATTTAATTTATCTTCTAACTTAGTAAAATCCTCTGCATTTCTGCTATGTACGTCGTAATCTCTATCAAACCAACCGATTCGCCATGTGGAAGACAGTACTACTTCTGCACCCGTGGCATCAATAATTTCTTTAAGAAGTTTAATGCGATTATCGTTTACAAAATATAATCCTCCGATTTTATCTCGACAGCCATTAAAATTAAGCACTCCGTCAATGTCTAAAAATATAACCTTTATAATGTCACCTCACTTCTTGTGTCCAGGACAATTACTCTCGTAGGCTCTAATGAAATATTCAACTCCATTTTCTTCAGTTGTTATTTTGCATTTACACACTGGACACCATATGAATTTCTCATATAATCTTTTACCAAAAATATTCCAACCGGTATTTTGAATTCCTTCGTCAGATTTATTAAATTCAATCTCTGATTTGCAGCTCGGACAAATGGCTCTTGTTAAATAGTTGTTGCCATATTTTATAATTTTCATATTTTCTCTCTTTCCGCAATTGAAAGTCCAGTTTCATGTTATTTATTATTTTTAGGAGGATACTTATGATTCCCACAATAACATCTTTCTTCTTTTACTAATCCACAATCAGGACAAAATATTTCGTCATATACTCTTCCTTCATAATCATCAGAAGTTTGATTACCAGTCCAATATGCATTTTCATGATCGCATTTATGTTTTAGTAACTCTAATTCACTTTCTAGTCTGACAAATTCATGATGAGAATCTTTTATTTTATTCATTTCTTTTAAAATTGATTCTCTAGATTCTTTTATACTCATAATACCTACCTCCTTTATATGAATATATCTATGTTTATTATAATTCTGTAGAAGGTTCTCTATAAGGTCTAGGCATCGATTTCCATGCAATTACCTCACAGTTTATTGCCACATTAGAATATTCATCCCAATGTTCAATAACCTCATACCAGCCATCCCTTGCATAATATGTATCCTCATTCTCGTCATATACATCTAAATCATCGTTATCACAACTACTCCACAAATCTTCTGATTTAATAGCATGGGGTGGTATATATATGGCTTTACATGTTCCATATCTATATTTTTTGCTATATTCCATATATTCTCTAAACGTAATCAAAACATCTGTATTAGCATCAGGTAATCTCTCATTTACTGAAACCCATTTGATTTCTCTCATAGCCGACAAAGCACAATTTACCATTTCACACATCTCTCCATTATGCTGAGTCGTATATCTCTTTTATAACCCTTCAAAATGTTTTATGGATTTTTCTAAATAAATCATTTAGTTCCTCTCCTTTAAAATCCCAATTCTATTTATAGTTACCAATACAGTTTTGAGCGAATCCAATGATGTCATATAAATATGGCTGGCTTCTGTTTAATACACATTTTGCTATTCTGCATTCTGAGGCGAAATCCTCACGTTCAATTTCCTCTATCCATTCGTTCCAGTTTTTATTTATCATATCGCAGAAGATGTTTCCACTTCCTCTTAAGTAACATCTGCCAACCCATTCCGCTTTCATTTCTTTTTTATCTGGATACACCATAACATAATTTATTCCTGCTTTTTCCAATGCGGATCTAACTTCTTTATGACTACTAACAAAAATCAAATCCGTTTTGCCAATATTTTCTTTAATATGTTTTATATAGTTTGTAGGGAATTCTGGATTTCTATATTTCTCGATCTTGTCTGACTCAGCAGGATTGTAGTCGTAGCACCAACTAAATTTGCTACTATCACTATCCAGTACAGAGAACCCATCTTTCTTTAATGTATTATAGGCATATGTTTTACCGCAAGCAGGAAATGCACTAATTACAACTGTCTTGTTCATTATTACTAACCTCCCTATAGCTTGGACTTAATTTTTCTTTACATACTGGACAAAATATTCTTTCTACAACCTCATTATATTTACTCCCATAAAAATCAATTTTTTGTTCATTTACTTCTTGCACATCAGACAGTGTATACTTAAAATCGCTTTTACACTTATAGCAATACAACTGAAAAATTTTATTATTCCCATTTTTTATTATCTTCACTTACTTATCCTCCTACTTTACAAACGAAACTTCCGTTTCAACCTTTGCTTTACAGTCTCCACAATCCTCTTGGAAACAATCTGTCTAGTGGGTATGTAAGATTATTTAGAAACATTGGCTCATCGTAGTCATCGGTAAATTTCTTCAGCAGTTCTGTAAAATTATCATAGGCCGCCACAACTTCATCTTTGCGTTTGTTCTTTTCAGCAATCAGCTTTTCTCTTTTAGTTTTCTCTTCATTTAAAACTTTCTCGTGTTCCAAACATTCCTGTTCTGAATTAAATACTTTGTTATCATCTGAAATATATCTCATATTATCTATCTCCTTTCATACCATCTAAATTTAATGACTTCTCGCAAAACAGTTTAATATCATCAATGCTCTTACCTTCGTTACACATATTCAATACGGCTCCTAAAATACCGGTAGCCCATGCTCTCATACCGGCTAATCTAACTTTATTCACAGTATCTTCTGCTGTTTTCTGAAATAACTTTTCCGAATTTTTATTACTCATATTATTTTCTCCTTTTGAAATGTAGATTTTAATGTTACTTATCTTTGTCTTTTTTATGAGTTTCTTTATATGCGTCGCATATCATTTCAACACATGCACCTGTAACTAGAATTGCAATTATGATAATCCAACCTAAATTACTCATTTATTTACCCCTGTTTTCATTTATTTCCTCCGATCAAACTTAAAGTCTAGTCGCAATTAAAATTCCAACAGCAATCACTATCTGAAACTTCCTCGATTCTAAGATTTGTATGACCTTCAATAATTCTTTTGTCGTTTTCAGTTGGATTATTTATCATTCTTTCTAATGCTACATTCGCATCTTCCAACGATTTACCGCATACACAAACCAAACAATCATCAAATCTTTCCGTATCACCTTTTATAATATATTCTATTTTGGCTCACCTCTTTTCATATTGAAAGTATTATTTTATTTCTATTTCTCCAAATTTTAATCCTTCACATATGGCTATCCTGATTCCCTGATATGTCGTAAACCCATTTGCGTATATCGTATAGCCATTTTTAAATTCAGATTCAATAACATCATTTGTTTCCTTATTCATTATTAAATACGAATTTTCACGGTAATATGGTGTTAATTTAAAATTAGAAATCAAATGGTTTAAAACATTAATATCTATACTATTTTTCACAATATTAATCATATTAGTATTCTCCTATATTCTGAATGAATCGTTACTTTCATCTGCTTAAATGTCCCTTAATTTCTTCAATTTTCTTAATCACTGGTTTATATTTTTTATCTCCACGCCTAATATCAACCACCCTTTGTAATTCAGATTCAAGAGTACTAATTTCTTGATCCGTATACCATGTGTCGCTGTACTGAACAATATTACCAACAGTACCATCACTACAAATGGCGAATGTGTAATAGTCAACTCTATACATATTTAAACTCCTTTTCTTAATGAATCCTCTCTTTTATCTTATAAATATCAGTTTTGCTGTCCAAACAGTTCTATACTCTTCTGATGCAAAAACTCAATATCTTCTGCCCCAAGGCAAGTAATTTCTGTTTGCCAATGGCCGTATGTAGCGGAATAAGCATCTTCACCCATTGGTTCTAAGGTCGGCTCATCAGTTCTGTGAAACATCATTAAGCTGATATCAACCGTCTTTGTCTCCTTGTTGAAGATCATGCTCAACTCAACTCCACCGTCTTTATGCTTGTAACAAACGAGTCTTTCTGTTTCGCTATATTTATCTTTCTCTGTCATGATTAATTCCTCCTCAAAATCCTAATTTTTACAGATTGTTCACGCTTTTATTGTAAATGCATATATTATTGTTACGAACGATTATCAAACGTAGGGGGAAGCTCCTTTCACAGTAAGGCTACCTCCTTATTACACTTCGCCCTGCTCCCTGATATGAAGTTCTGTAGCACTTACTGATCATGATCGTGTTGTTTACTCCAGGGGGGCGAAAATCTATGATTTTCACCCCCTTAAGTTAAATACTAATTCACCTGCTGTTTTATAAATCTCCGAATCAGCGCATAGTCCTTATCCATAACAGATAAATGTTCCTTCGCTGCTAGCTTGCAGTATATAATCACAGTATCCTTATCCTTTCTTGCACGCAAAACCTCATAGGGATTTTTACTTGTTGCAAGGATCATATATCCTTGCTTTTCCAGCCAGATTTCTAATTCTTTAAGTTTACTCTTGTGCAGCAACGCCCTTGTAGCCATACCTCAATACCTCCAATCCTAATTTTCCCAACGAATCAGAAACGCATTTCCATCCCTCTGGTTTGAATGATTCTCAACCACATACCCCAACCGTCTAAGTGCAGATAGAGCCTGCGGGTGCAAATATCTATCGCACCAGCATTTTGTTTCACCTGCATTTACCGCATTTCTGATACAATTTTCTGCGATTCTCAATTCTTCCTTGGTATCATCACTTATAGATTTAACCGCTGCTTCTCTTGCTTCTCTTGCTGTCAACATATATTCTCCCTCCTCAAAATCCTAATTCAACTTCCTTTTTCTGCTATCTTTTGGATTAAAAATGTAACTGTTTCAGCTTGTGTATGTGAATCATCTGCATATTTAATAACATCATCTGTTAAAAAATTTTCGTTTACACTATTCATGTATGTTTTAATCATTGAGACTCTTTCTTGTAATTCATAAGTTTTAAATTCAGATGTGCGCTGGAATCTTCTTAACAGCGCCTTATCTAACCGATCTATTCTATTTGTTGCAGCAATAATTATCTGCCCATCAATGAGTCCATCCAAAGCTTGCATTAATGCTATCGTTGTTCTTCCAAGTTCACCATCACTACCACTATCATTCCCGCGAGAAATGCCAATACAATCAACTTCGTCAAGCATCAAGACACATTTTTGTCCTTTACAATAATCAAATATTCTTTGCAAATTTTGCGAAGTCTTTCCCATATATGACTCAATAAGGTAAGAAAAATTAACATATGCATAAGGTAAACCTAATTTATATGCTGTATATTTTGCAAATTCTGTTTTCCCCGTTCCAGGAATTCCATATATTATCGTGCTATTTCTATACGGAATTCCATATTCCAGAAGTTTTGTAGTTACGTTTACACCCCTGTCTATTTCTGAAAATAATGCTTTTTGCTGATTTCCCAAATAATATCTTTTTTCATTAAAATCTGAAACATCTAGTATGTTAAGAAGTCCTTTTAAATTCGGAGGTAACTCAAACATATTTACTGATCCATTTTCTAACAACCTTTTATAATAATGGATTTTTCCTTCGTTCTTTTTAGTTCCATCATTTATGCAGCAATGTATAGCAGCGTTTTTTGCATCTTGGATTCTATTTTCTGCTAATGCTTTAATTAACTTCAGCATATTATCGTCTAATCCTGCCATTTATTTTTCTTTCCTCCTGTAAGTATCAGTTTACGGTATCTACTGATTGAATCTCTCCAACCGTCTCAATCGCACCCAAAGTATTATTAACTCCCATATCATAAGCTTTCCGCTCGGTTTTGGTCATTCCTTTGGTGTCTGAATCAATAGTCACGTTTATGAGGTTCCTAACGTCATTCAAGATTTCTTTAATCATTTTGTCTTTCCTCCTTAAAATCCCCTCTGGTTTCCTGTCCCTGCTGATATGGCTGGTGGACTTTCCATGCCACTACATCACCTTTAAAACTCCGGTACCGCTCATCAAACCATTTGCCCCCATCAAAGTACCCTATGAAGTACTCGATTGTATCTGTTTGCACTGCGATCTCCAACCTACGGAAGTATTCACCGTCTGCCGCAAAAGCCGCATATTCTATCTTATCTGGCAATCTTTCTGATACAGGAATCCACTGATAGTTTTTGATCTCGTTTTGTGCAGCTTCCAGATATGTAATTATTCTTTCTCCGTCAATAGTAGCTTTTACCAGCCCTATCTTAATCCTTGAAAGCCCATCTAATAATTTTTCAACTTTCATTATCTTCCTTTCTCCCGGTACTACAGGATATACTAATTTTATCCGCTAACTCCAATGAGAACACAACCCTAGATGACAAGCATAATCAATTACGTTCGTCACAGATATTTCTAAGTTCCATGCTGCCCTCTGAGGATTAAATGATTTATGGTCTGGACTATCAAAACTATGTATTACAGATAAAAACCTATCTTTTCCTCCACAAGCTTTCTCAATTTCTGTTATATACTCGTCACCCCATAAATCCCGTTTGTCTCTCACAATACCCATATCAAGAACTCCTTAACTCCATCTTGCATCATATTCATATATCATTCCTTTTTTAAACTTTGGTTTACCAATTGAAATCGTCATTTCATCCTACTGCTTTTACTCTCATTTCTCCTACACTACAGTAAGGTTCTTCTTCAGTATTCATCAATTCAACGTTTATGTATCTCAATCCATAACCATCATTTTTGTTGAGTTCTTCGCAAGCTACAGCATGAGTGCAGCTACCCGCAGTGATATCAATGGTCATTCCGTTAATTGGAGTAAGTAATTTAATCAGCCATTTAATTAATTCAACAGGTTTTGGTGTTACATGTGGATTACGCTCTCCATTAGGGAGTTTTCTTTCTGAAGGAGATATCTTTGGTTCATATTTGATAACAGTAAAATATTTGCTTCCATCTTTTATCTGATCATCTAACAATTCCGCGGCAAACTCATCCACAACAATGTTTGACGGAAACCTTCCCAACTCATTAGGAGGCATGGCCTTATCTTCTGCATACTTACCGTAGATACGGTCATCTCTATCTGAATAATTAGTGGTTGGTGTTTTAGATGCTTTGGCATTTAGCATATCAACATCTTCCTTAGATATAGGAACTCTGCAAGAGTCAATATTCATTCCACCGCAGTCGTACTTCTCAATATTTTGGACATATGTACCTTCTAATGGCTTCTGGAATATTGTGATAGGCTCATGTGCGGGCTTCAGGCCAGAAGTCTTCCAGCCACTCCATTTCTTTGCTAATTCTACTATATTAGCTTTATCAAAGAGCTTACCTATATCTTGATTCTTGGGCATTCCAGTAAGATAGATCCAATCAATCTCTTCGACAATCTTAAATCCTGAATCTTCAAAGGCACACTTCATTCTATGATTTGTCTTTGGGTGTCCAAATATCGCTACATATCCTCCAGGTTTCATCACTTTAAGTAGCTTTACTGCTCTCTCTTTATTCCATTGATAGAAGTTTCCAGTGTTGTCCCACTTTTTACCCATAAAGGATAAATCATATGGAAAATCAGAGATGCAACTATCAACCGAGTTGATTTTTAATGTATCTAATACATCTAAGTTATTACCATTAATAATGTTTCCATTATTCGTATGTAAAATTGTCTCTATAATTTTTACCTCCATATCTTAATTAAACTCTGTTTCTATTCTAAAAATAGAACTTATAGTCATAATCTTTAACTTGTTCTCTACTCCACTCAACATCTTTTTCATCAGAATATTTTAACAATTCTTTTCTCTTTGTTAGAAGCTCCGGATTATCTTTTAAATATAAAAGAAAGTTATAAAACGACTCTAACCGACTAATGTAATCTTTCTCGTTAAAATACTTATCAAACCTCACACAGAATTGTATTTCATTCATCTCATTGTGGTTAATTAGATCTGATTTTGTATAGTTCAGATAAGACAAATACTCACTCTCATCTTCACCTTTTTTAAATGATTCGTATATATGGAAATCTAGTTCTTCACAAATCCGCTTCATCTTGTTAAATAAAACTAACACGTCGCCTTCCATAATATAAAAATCATTTTTATCGTAGTATGTGTGATCTTCGCCATCTTTGAGTCTCTCAAAACACGCACTTCCCCTATATGCCGTGCTACCAATGTCACCTGGTTCAACTTCACATTTTCCACATTTGCACTTCGTAAATTTCCCGGATTCTGCCCGAAAAACATCTCCACATTCTTTACATCTAAAGTTAGCTACAGTTTTCAATCAATTCCTCCTCGTCCTACAATCTGGAAGAATAATACTCTTCCCATTTTTCGTCCCAATATGGTTCAACAACATTTTCATAATATCCTTTGCAACACGTTATGTAATTTGATTCTTCATCTTTATACATAGTTCTCATATGGTATCTCTTCGGATATTTGAATAATCTAAATTTACAGTCCCCACAACCGTCACAATATCCTAGAGTTCTTTTGATAAAATTAACGATATTTTTCTTTATTTTAAATCCTCCATTTCTCAGCAAACTTTAATTTTATGTACGCTAATTGCAGGTGATGTAATCACCAGATAAAAGCGGAGTTTCATTTCTATTTATATTTGATTTTTACGTGTAGTGTCTGTATTAACAAAATAACAATCTGCCAAATCGTTATTTTGATAAATATCATCTATCCCATCTATCTTGGAAAGGTTCAATTTTTAACTCCATAAAGGCAGTTGTAAACTCAGGAATATTCTTTCCTTTTATTACCTCAATTTTCTTATTACCTGTAGGGAATTTTCTTGTCACTAAATATCGTTTATTATCCTCCAATAACTCAGATGTGAAACTTCGACTAGAACAATAAGTAGAGATCCATTCTTTTTCAGTAAAGTCAATCACTACCCCATTATCAAGGTTCAATCTTTGCTTGTCTCTTTCAGCCACCTCTATTTGATAGAGTAACTTCTTATAACGACTCGTAAAGAACCACTTCAAACTTGTCATTAATTTCCTCCTCTCATTAACTTAGATACCAGTGAACCGAAGAACCAACCATATCCACCACAACCGATTAAGTACATTACAATTGCACCTGGCTCACACTTGCCAATTCCGTTTGTTCCAAGACCGATTATTATAAAAAAGTACAATCCTAAGAATAACAGTGTCAATAGTGACATTTTAAGTATTCGCTTCATTTTTCTCCTTTCGTGAAACTCGTATTTTATCTATACAATCTCATATTCTATGTCCAGTTCTCCTGATACAACTTTTAACAACTTCACACCTATTCCACAGTTTCCATTACAGTCTTTTGGGTCGATATAAGTTATTTTGACTATAGCACTTGTTTCTTCTCCTATAAATTTTATACTATCGCCTACGGAGAGTGTATCGGCGAGACAATGCCCTAATATAGCATAATTACTCTCGCCCGAGCAGATTCTATTAAGTAGACTGGTATTGTAGAAAAAAGTAGCTCTTTTTACTTTCATTTGCTTTCCTCCCACAAAGTAAGTATTTCTTTGTCGTTTACTAATTCTCCATTCACTTACCGATTAACCGCAAAAATTCTTCTTCCGTGATAATAGGGACTTTCAGCTCATTCGCCTTCTTATTCTTTGATGAACTGCTCATACTATCGTTATTGATGAGATAATTAGTCTTAGCGGATACCGATCCCGATACTTTACCGCCCAGCCCCTCAATCTCTGTCACAAGTTCATTTCTGTTTGCATAATGAAAAAGACTCCCGGTAACTACAAATACTTTACCGGTCAAATCAACGCAATCACCATTATCTGACTTCACCTTTGGAATATCAAAATCTAATAACATAGGAATATAGGCATCTTCTGTATCGCTATATTTTTCATACCAGTCATGGATACTCTTATTCATGGTACTTCCAAAGTCTTCTAATTGAGAAAAATCAAATCCATCTTCCAATGCTTCAATAAAATTTGAATAATCGCCTATAAAATATTTACTAATAGTCTTACTGGCCGTTCTGCCGATCAGAGGTATAGATAAGCCATACAGATATCTTTCCAGCGTCGTTGTCTTGGATTTCTCTATTGCCACTAATAATTTCTCAGTTGATTTCTTTCCGAATCCACCAAGAACCATCATCTCGTTTTTATGTTCGTGGAGAGTATAGATATCAGACAGAGTTGTCAACCAACCCAATTCCATAAACTTATCTATCGTAGCTTCTGAGAATCCATCGATATTTAAAGCATTCTTACTGACATAATGGGTTAATCTTGATAACAATTTAGCCTGGCAGCCATCATTAAGACAATGTAGGGTCTTGCTCCCATTCTCATTATGAATTTCTACTTCTCCACCACAACACGGACATTTATCTGGGAGTTCCCATGTGTTGCTCTTTGTAAGATTTTCATGGACTTTAGGGATGACCATATTAGCCCGATATAACATAATGGAGTCTCCGATACCTAATTTTAAATCTTCTATATAAGATACATTGTGTAATGTGGCTCTTGTGGTAACGGCTCCATCAAGGTCAACTGGATCAAAAATAGCAACGGGATTTATTAAACCTGTCTTAGATGTGCTCCACTCAATATCTATCAACGTTGTTTCGTATAACTGATCTTGCCATTTTAAAGCTAACATATCGAGTGGGTGATGAGATGTAGTTCCAAGTGATTTTCCATACTCTTTGTCGTCATAGCGGTAAATCAGCCCATCTACCGGAAGTCTGAATTTCTCTGGGTTAAATGTATCAAAGCATTCATCCAAATCATTAACTATACAACAATCAACTACGGGCATACCTAAATCTGAGGCATAGACATATTCTCCAACTAAAGTTCCGCAATTAGAGCCTTCCACGGCATCAAATACGTAATATTCAAGTTTTCGTTCAATGGCAATATTGGAATCCAACTGTCTGAGTGTCCCGGCTGCAAGATTTCGTGGATGAGAATAAGGTTCCTCTAGTTCAGAATTAATTCTCTCAAATGTATCCCATGGAATAACACATTCTCCTCTGAATATAATATCTACAGGTTTTCTTAGTTTAACCGGAAGATTTATACAGTGTTTGAATGTATGAGTAACATCTTCTCCAATTATGCTGCTTCCCCTAGTAGATGCTTTATAAAGTAGTCCTTTTTTATATTCAGATACAATCGTGAGTCCATCGAGCTTCCATGACTGAATCACATCTCTGTCGCCAATAAATTTACGAACAACGTCTAAATCCTTTGTTTTGTTGGAAGAAAGCATCGGATATTTATGCTCCACTTTTTCAAGAAAATCAACTACCTCTCCTTGGACTTTCTGCGTCGGAGATCCTGTCAATATGTATCCCGTCTCATTTTCAAGCGTGGATAATTCATCATATAGGTCATCATACTGCTTGTCTGTTATAATTGGATTATCATATTTATAATAGGCATTGGCGGCTCTATTAAGTTCTTCTATTAATTCTCTGATTCTATCTGTTTTGTTCAATCAAATCCTCCTTAATTTTTAATATACTCAATATCGCTTTGGCTTCCCAAAATAATCGGTTCCTTGTCTGGTTGGAGAAATTTCATTTTCCAATAAGCGGCTCTGCGATTTTCTAATTCCAACTGTTTCTGTAAAACGTCATTTTTATTTCGTAAGTCGAAATTTGCATTAACATATGTGCTAATATGAGATCTAATATTTTCAGTAACCTCTTTATGTTTCTTTTTGCTTATAAAACCAAGCAAATCATCACCTCCGTTTTGACATAAAATACTCGTTTCATTTGCTTTTCTTATATTTCTATCATAAAATTTTCTCTTACATCTTTTTCTTCATCGGTCATCCAACGGACATTAAACCCACTATTTTCAAGGTTTTCAAAGTCCTCAATACTGTTAAATATTGGATTTAGAGCAATTTCCTTAATTTCACTACTTTTTATCATTTTTACCTCATTTCCACACCAATGAAACCACTGATTCATTGGTATTATAATTTTTTCAGCAATGACCTAACTGGTTCTTTGTTCATATTCTCTTTCGCCCAGACTATGTAATTTGGATCTGATTTTGCTACATCGATTAATTTTTCACCACTATGTTTTCCAAATGTTAAGATATATTCATTGATATCAGGTATCTCAGGTGCTACATATTCTTCAAATGTAAACTCAATATCTTTTCTGCTTGCTAGATAATCAGCTAAGTGAACCATCTTTTGATATTTATTCTTTGGCAATGGTAAGACTACTGAACTTTTCTTATCCATATTCCACTGCCCCATATGAGACTCAATAGTAGTTGCAATAATTTCTAGTTCTTCTTCTGGAATAAAACCTAACATTTTTCTGACTTCGTTAGCTGCTAAAAGTGGGTGATTGAACTTTGTATATTTGCTTTTCAAATAATCTTCATCAGTGCCACTCTTTTGTGAATCATGCATTATTCCAGCAACTCTCATTAAATCTCGTTCTCTTGATGTAAATTTGTCACCAAAACACTCTACGTTCATAATGTGATTTAAAATTCTGACAAGTGCCTGAGTGTGTCGTGCTAGTCCCAAATCTCCTAATGCATATTGTGGATGATACTTACCTGTACTACTTGCGCCCACATTCCAAAAGTAATCTGGAATTATTTCAATACACTCTAAGGCAAAATTCCTAATATCTTCATTCTCAAATGATGCAAGTATCCCATCAAATATCTTTGACTTTTCGTTTCTCAATAATACTCTCCTTATCTCAAATAATTTTTTAAGTAATATTCAAAATATCCTCTAACGAAAATTCCTGAATACTTATTGTCTGGCATAAAGGATATTGGAATGTTATATTTATGCCAAAAACTATGTAATGAGGCCCAAAATGATTTTTTATTATATTGCGTATTATAGTTTCCTGTAACAATATCTGCGTATGTTCCACCTTCAATCAACAATACTTTTATTTTGGGTGCTAAACTGAATTCTTTTTCTAATCTATCTCTTTCTTTTGTAAGATTCCCCGATATTTCTTCAAGAGAACCTTTCCTTTCAACTATTACTTCTCCATCGAAATACATGTCTCTTGGAATATTTAGATTCTCATTCTGCGGAAGCATAAAGGAATAATCTCCATAGGAAAGTGCTTTTTTCTTATGGGGTATTCCTTTACTATCCCAATAATCAAGCAGATGTTGATTATTCTTTTCTCTGGTATCCACAAGAATTGTCATTGATTTAACTAATTCGTCGAGTTCTTTATCCGTATACTTGAACTTATCTAACATCTACCTTACAAAACTCCATTTCTTTAAAATAGTTTCTTTATCTGTTTTATCTTGCTGCCATTCATCATTTTCGTCCTTGTACCAACGTCCTTCATTGGAGCACTCTATTGTTTTTATAATATCTCCTTGCTGAATTGGGTTTTCATCATATCTAGGACGCTTTACCTTTACAGTCTCAATATCTCCATTACATAATCTATACAATGTCAATTTAGGATTTTTAAATTTACACTCAAAGTCTTTAACAAAAGCATATTGTGGAGAAATTTCAGTAACAATTGTTTGAATATAGCCAAGATACTCCAACTCGTTTTGCAATCTTTCATATAGTGGTATATCTTTATTCTCTAAATCATTCCATATATCACGCAATGCAGAATCATAATCAAATTTTCTATATTGTTTTTCTGTTTCTTCTGAATATTTCATTATATATGGAAGGTATTCTACTTGAATTTCTACCTTGCTGAATTGAGAACGATCATATAAATCATTTGCAACTTCTATAAATTTCAGGATTTTACCAATCTTACCAAAGTCATCGAAGTATCCAAGTTTAATGAGCACGTCGATCTTTCCTGCGTTTACACTTTTGACATTTTTAAGTGCCTTATATAAATCATAAAAACTATTAAAAGTATTCTTTTGTGAAAGCTTGTATAAATCATCTGCACATTTTTGACTTAATCCTTTAATGCCAAGCAATGAAGAATATATAACGTGATTTTCTTTATCGGCTACAAATTTTCTATTATCTGATCCAAATTTATATTTGCCCTCCGTTATTCCAAATGCTTTTAGCATTTCTTGCTTGATGAGTGCCACTTTATCTTTATTTCCTTTATCGGAGTAATGTTGTAACATCACTTCGTAAAATTCGTATGGATAATTTGCCTTCTGCCAGGCATTATATAGACTATCTAAAGCCATACAATAGGCATGAGCTGAGTTAAATCCATAGCCGCAAGAATCATCTATAATCTGCCATACCTTCTCGCTCATCTCCTGAGCATCTTCATCGGAAACATCACTGTCTACTAATATCTTCTCTTTAAATCCTTTTAAAAACCGTTCCTTTAATGGTCTTACTTTTTCAGGATGCTTTTTGGCAATTGATTTAATAATTCCATAACATTCATCAATCGGAAAACCGGCATAGTTTAAGGTGTTCATTGTCTGTTCTTGATAAAGTATAAAAGAATACGGAAACTCTTCAGTTTGGATTATCTTATCAAATACAGGAATTCCATAATCAAATGATTCTCTACTCTCAAACTTAGAGTACATCGATTTAAACGCTGGTCTGATAGCTGCAATAAATGCGGTTAGTTCTGAAATATTCTTTGCCTTATACTTCATCATCTTTTTTGTTGTAGAATCTTTTTCACACTGATTCAGACCAACAGTGTATCCGTTTGCATATAATTCCCAAACTTTTTCATCACTTTTAACCAATTCAGTAAGTTCAATTACATTCAGATGTTTAATGCCAATACGCCTAAAAATTTTATCTATAAGAACTACTACGTCTACCTTAAGCAAATCATTTTTCAAAAACTTATAATGTTCTGCAATAGCACCATCGACAACAGTTGTTATATATTCTTTCTTAGTTGTATCACTTTTGCATTTTATTAGTCCAATTTCCTCACGAATATTGCCTGCATATAGTAGATATGCACACGGAGCTTTCTTTTTATCTGATATAATCCCCCAATATGGTTTACTCTGAGTGATGTAATCATGATACTTCTCATCTACATAATCATATATATTAAGTTCTTCTCTCTCGTCATCATCGGCATATTTCAGTGCTTCGTCGTATTTTCCAATTTGTTCTGAAATTTGATTTGCAATATCAAAATCCAGATCTTTTGCTCTTGCATATAGTTTAAACGCTGACTTCTTTTTAAATGTTCCAAATGCTATCATTGGATAGGCGTGTCCTGGTGTTCCATAAATTTCAGTCAAAACTTCGTCTTGAGCTTCTGCAAAAATATCTGGATTACCACAATTCAAGTCTAAATCAGGTAAAGATTTTGTCTCTAAAATACGACTTTCTGAAATAAATCGTTCAGGATATAATTTAATGGGAGATTTAAATCTGTCCACTTTTGAAAATCCACATAGGGTATTAGTAAAGTATCCCACCGCGGAACCTCTTCCAGAGTCTGTAATTAGACCTCCCTTTTCAATAGCTCTTTGTACAATTCTATAGTCAATAAGCGGATAATCTACCATTCCGGTGTTTTTATATACCGATACTTCTGATTTTACACCTTCAAAATATTCTTCATATTCCTCTGGGGAAATGTCTTTCATGTACTCTTTGAATTTTTGTGTTACTAATTTACTGTAAATTTTATTTCTTTCTTCTTGGGTTTTTCCTGGATATGCAGATGGAAGTTTTATATCATCAGAAAATTCAATATCATCGAAAGTCAAACATATGTCTGTATTATCCATTGCTTTTTGAATTTGTTTTCTTGAAAAAATCCCTTGTTTTAAAAATCTATTCATTACTGTTTCATCGTCAGGATAGTCCATAAACCACCCTTCTTCATCTTCATAATGAACGTTTTTGGCCGCAAGAACATAATCCCTTTGACTAGAATCTTCTGGATAAATATAATGACTATCCAGCCCAACAATCATTTCAATTCCATATTTTTTTGATAACATCAATATTCGCTTGTTTAATTCTATTTGCTTCACTGTATTGTGGTTTTGAATTTCAAGCATAAAATTGTCGCCGAAATGCTTATGTAATTTAATTACGATATCTTCTATATCATCATAATGCCAAAACGCTATACAGGCAGTTGTCACAAACACATCTTCTGGTGGAAGTGATAATAAAAGTTCTAAATCTACCCTTGGTCTAAAATAATATCCTTCTTCATTTGCATCTGACAAAATACCATTTATTTTTCTTCTACCGTTTTCATTTTTTGCAAGTATAATAATGTGACTATTAGTCCTGTCTTTTTCATGTCTATCCTTTACCCAATATGCCTCTGCCCCAAATATAAATTTAAGGTTATATTTTTTTGCTAACTCAAACGTTTCATAATAGTATCCTTGCCAACCATGTTCTACACTGCTTATAACTTTATGTCCTAATTCAACCGCCCGTTTTGCGTAATCCTCATTTACAGCAGCCGAATCAGCAACATAAATATTAGAATAAGAAGTATGTCTATGATAATTATTTATGAAATCACCACCTGTCTTTAAAATAAATCATCATCCGTACTATTTTGTTTTGTATCAAGATATTTCTTTATGTGCGGGCAACTCTTATGGTTACAAAGATTTAAACAGAAAAAAATATCATCAGCCTCTTTTCCTGTTGCTGTTGTTTTTGTAAATTTTCGAGGTGGATAAGATTTTTCTTCTTTATCAAGACTTTCCCATAAATCAGATGTCTCTTTTATGTATTGCAAACATTCTTCCTTTACCTCGTCTGTTATCTCATACTTTCGTACATATGGTATAATTTTATATCTGCTCCTAATACTGTCTGGAAGATTGTCTAGCGAGTTGTTTTCAAGAGACTCATTAATCATAATTTCAATATCAATTTCATCATATCCACTGTTAGTAAGCCTTAATTCAATATCACCTTTTAATTCTTGAACGATTTTTTTTCTTTCACAAACCTTTTCGATTAAAGATTCTGTTTTAGAATTTGACCGTTTCTTCCCAACATATTGAATGGTGCAATACTTTAACATGATCCAAGCGCACTCTTTAACCACATACCCCAGTTGCTCCAATGCCATTTGATAGATAACCAACTGTCTTCCATGGTGGATCAGATCATCTTTACTAAATTGAGAACTTGTCTTCCAATCGTATACACTAACTATTTTGTTTTTCTCATCAACAATCTTGATCAAATCACAGTACCCTTGTAAATAGTGGTCTTCATCTATCTTTAAAATTAAAAATTCCTCAGTGATAAATTTCCCCTTAGGTTTCTTGAATGTATTACAGAAATGAGTCATATTAGATATCCAACCATTTCTAATACTGTCTTCTCCGTTTCGGTCTTTTGGAAACGAAATTCCCAACATTTCATAATCATCCAATTCCTCATAAAGTGTTGGCAACAAGATCGATTCATTATTTACCCCGTTGATAATCTCTTCAAGTTTGTCGTGTATTTTTCCTCCAGCTAATGCATATATATTATTTGAACCTTTTTCATGTTTAACATATGTAAGGTATGAACTATATAAACAATTATCAATTGTAGATAATTTTGAATGACTGTATACATTCTTACCTTCATCAAACAACTTTTGTAATCTTATGTTTTTCTCTCTTGCTGCCATGCCCCTCCTATATCCAGACAACACAATTTTTTATCAAATAGGAAAATTTCTCCTTGCCAAAATCAGAAGGACTTCCTTTACTATTTTTAGGAATTATAATATTCTCTCTGTCAAAAATATATCCCACATAGTTATTGAAAATTGCGTTGTTTATTTTAAGTTTCTTTGCTTCTTCTCTTATATATTCTTCCTCAAGCCCCTCATCGTAAGCCAGTATTGTTTTGTTTACTAATAGTCCTTTTGCGTATTTGACCTGCGTATCTGATAGATTGCACCCACATGAAGCGAGTCCTATTTTGCAATCAAAAGAATCTAATTGTTGTGGAAATTTCTCACTTTCACCTATAATACATAATCCTTTATTTTGAATGGCTTCGTAATTTCTGTGGTATGCGTAAAGTGTTAGACTTCGACTGCATGGTATAATTGGCAACCATCTTTCATCTTTTTGGCAATTAGAATCAATAGAACGTCCCATTATTCCACACAATTTCCCATCAAAAGTAAACTCTGGAACTGTAATTCTATTTGATAACAAATCATATCCAATCTCATACTTCTCTTGTGTCTGATAGCTAATCCCATCATTAAAAAACATTAAATTAAACTTACCGACATATTCATTAAGGATATTAGTCTCATATGTTTTCATCACAGTTTCAGGTTCTTGAATTTCACGAATTAAATTTTTATAGAATCCTCCAAATGGATACTTCACTGATTTATTAAAGCTATTTTTTTCAAGTCCTAATAAATCTGCCACATATTCTAATGCTTGAGGAAAATTTAGTTCCTTTTGCTTCATTACAAGAGTATAGAGATTTCCCCTTTCATTTGTGCTGAAGCAAGTGAAATTTAATGTTTCAATATTTAACCTAACAGATGATGGATTTCTACCAAAATCCCTTGCAAAACGAAATTCATTTTTAGATGGATTATATGAAATGCTCTTATATTCCAAAGACTCTAATACATGTAATATTTGATCTCTGCTATTCGATATGTGTTCAGTAAGTTTTAAAGCATTCAAATAATCACCACCTTAACTTATGCTGCTCCCTTATGATCGTTCATTATATTACAGTGTCCGATTTCCTTCCATGAATTAAACCGCCCATTTACTTCAAATAGCACTTGTTGTTTATCTTCATCATTTCTGGTTTTATCTAGGAATACAACGATATACTTTTTATCAGTATCTAAAGTAATCATTCTCTTTACTTTGGTATATTTTCCAGTTTCATCCTTTTGAAGCTGATATGCTTTACAATCATATTTTTCTCCTGTATACTCGTCAGTCCAAAGCTGGCGCATATAAATCATTTCACTAAATACTTCCTTAATTTGTTTACCATTTGCCAAACAAGCAGCATCTAAATATCTTTGATTTATGGTGTATAACGCAAGCTGATATGTAGGGATAATAGATATGTTTTCTTTACTTGCAAGCTGAAAAACTTTTCTGCTGTTCATAAGCAACTGTAAAAACATTTTTTCATCAAGACTATCATCACTTTTCATTGTATCCCAAATAAATACTTGAAATCCTCTTTTGGCACTCTTCTTTATGTATTTCAAAACCTTATTAATATCATTGTCAAAAAGCTTGATAAATTTTAGATTGCTATACTTTTCTTTGCTTATAACCTTTGCTCGATTTAACATTTCACGTTGCTCGTCTGTAAAATGCCCCATTTTTATTTTCTTTCGTGTCAATCCCCAATAATTCAAATCTTCTGTAAGAATATGAGCTAACAACATGATCTTATAATCCTTGCTTCTCATCTCATTACTTACGATAGCGACCTTTACATTATCTTCGGTCATTGGTAAGGCTATATTCTCAAATGTAAATGAACTTTTACCAACACCGGAATGACCGGCTACCATGTACATTTCTCCAAGTGGTACACCAAGAGTTAAATAATTGAGAATAGGACACTTTTTTGCATAACTAATTCCAACTGCATCTCCAGAGTCGCATTCCTTAATAAAGTCATCATCAATAACAAGAGATTCTTCTTCAACCTCATGAGCCGATACAATACTAATGTCATTCAGTTTATATTCAAAAAAATCATAAACCTGTTGGCTTGACATCTTATCAAATTTACTAATATCATCGAATGCGCTAAAAGTAAGTTTACAAAGATTATCAAGTGTATTTAGTTTTGCGATCTTATCAAAATATGCATCAACATTTTCAGGATCAACAAGCTGCCTTAAACTTTCAACTTCCCTATATCCACCATAGTCACTGAAAGTCTCACCTACTGTTGGCTTGTCCTGTAAAAAGTTATGTACTGTTATATTGTCAAACTTTCTAAATCCAGCTTCATATAATGCTCTGCCCAAGTCAAAATAGAAAATGGCATCTTTGCTCTTAAGTGTGTCATCTCTTTTATTATTAACAAATTTATAATCATCATATAAATCTGGGTCTTTCCAAAAACAAAACACAAACGGAGCCTCTATTTCATCTCTATTTCTATTTATTGCTTCTAAACATTTTTCTAATTCCAAAGTTCATCACCCTCCAAGAAGTCACTAATGTCTTTTGCTTTTTGCTTAGAACCAATATTCATTACTGTATCTTCGTTTACGGCTTCAAAGTTCGTCGCCTGTTCTTGTTGTCTTTCCATAACTTTTTCAGTTCTAAGATGTTCCTTATATACATCATTGATATTGTTTTTAATAATTGCCATGATGTAAGAGATCTTATTCATATCATTCTTAAAGGATTTTGTTTTTATACTGTATTCAATTGAAGACCGACATTTATCAATTGTTTCTAAAATCACATCATATCCATAAAACTCTAACTCTTTTAGTTTTTTAGTTAATATTGTAGGAAATACTTGGCCAGTATTGTAATCTAGAAATTCACAAGCTATAACGCTTATTGTATGTTTTCTATCTTCGCATTCCTTATGCCATATTTCATAGACCTGCTGACTCTTATAGTATTTTCCTTCAATCTTTATGAAAATATCAGATAAACCCACTTCGCCTGTTACCTGGCATTTAACTTTTCTTCCTATTTTTCACACCACCCTTTCAGGCGGTGGGGAAACCCCACCTCGATTATTAACCAAGCAAAGCCACGATTTCTTCAAGTCCTTTTGTCGAAACATCGCTATCCTTAAAATTAGGTATCTCATAATCAGACATTATCTTTTTTACTTTGTCTTTTATGTCATCGGATGCATCAGGAAATTTTGATTTAATAATATCAATCAATCCAACATTCTTATCCTCATCTGAATGAGACTTAATTTTATTCTCTGCATATTCAGCAGCAAACTTTTCCTTTTCCTTCGCTTCTTTCGCCGCCTTTTTCTTACTCTGTTCAACAGTAAGCGTCCCCTTGCTGTGTTCCTTCATAATTGCATCTTGCATAGCTTTTATAAATTCCTCTGCGCTAAATGGAACGCAATCTACAATATCTGCGAATCTTGATTTGCTGTCCACCGAATATGTGTCATCTCTAAATCTGATAACCCTACTCTCACTAACAATTTTGCCCTTGGTAATGTCTTCTCCTGTTTTCAGATTCTTTTTTCCTGTTTTTTCTTGTACAATATTTCTATCAATATAGGCCATTCCAAGAAAATGGAGCTTAGTTTTAATAGCATTGAAATATTTCTGGCTAATATCGCTGGTCAAAATGGAATATTGATTACCAGTTATTACATCATCTACGTCTTTCTTTTTTGTATGTGCTACGATAATAAATGAAACTCCAACCTTTTTCAGTTCCCATAATCTGTCCAATACAAGCTCAATCGCTCTATCTAATCCTTTACCAAATCCACCAAAAGCACTGTTGATAGTATCAATCTTAGGTTTATCTGAATTTTTCTTATTATGAAGTCTGATTACTTCTTTTTCTGCCAAATCGAACAACTGGTCATATGTATCAATTACTACCACCTGTAAATCTTTGTAATCGGTCGTCTTATTATCAATAATATCATCTGTAACTTCCATAAATTTGGCCCAATCCTCAATACGTTCAGAGACAATATTTGCGATTGCTTCATGCCCATCTTCTTTGCCTACATCAAATGCTAGATATCCTTCTTCTCCTGCAAGAATTTCACATAATTCTTTAATGATTGTAGATTTTCCAATTCCAGATTCACCAAGTAATCCAATATTGTAATGTAAGGGGTTTAAATCAATTTCAACTTTTTTACCGAATTTTCTAGCCATATATCCTCCAATTTAATTTTTATCATCTATTTTATTTTGTGGCGGTATTTTCAACCGCCAATTATTAAAACAGATCATCATCATCGACTTCTGGTTCTTCTTTTTCGTCCTCTTTAAAAGGTGGAGTTTCTTTTGTTTCCGACTTCTTCACTACATCATCTAATTTTTCATCTTTTGCTGGTGCAAAAATCACCTCATCAAATTCAGAAACAGTCATCTCGGTATCAACTAAGCCATCAGCAAAATCCCCAGTCAGTTTAGGATCAAACAGCCTATATTCGTTAATTCTGTCACCAAAAATGGAACCGGCAGGTCTAAAGTCTTCCAACTTTCTAATTCCTAATTCAACCTGCTCTTTTTGTGCCTTTGTAAGCTGAGATTCATCAAATTCAACTGCTTCTGAACCGTTTAACATTACACATTCCCATAAGAGGTGCTGCATTTTCTTAGCGGAAATATCAACATACTTAAGCTTATAGTCAAGTAGTTTCTTGTGCTTCTCATTGCTTTCATCATATTTGCTTGCATTAAAGACGAAACGTTGCGGGATATACTTGGTTCCTTCATCTTTGTTGATATATTGCTGTACATAGCCATCAATGGTAATTTTCTTTTCTGTTCGCCAATCATCTTTTTCAACGGAGTCCTTGTTATAATAAATATCAGCTGTAATTGTTAGACGATTTTTCTTATCTTCGTCCACTGCGTAGACATTCTGAATTTTGAATTTATCGTAATATTTATCTTTGTACCATTCTTTTGTCATTTGCCCAGTAACACAAATCTTTCCTTTGTAATGTGGAAGGTTTTCTTTTATAAACTGAATAGCATCATATGTAGTAAGAAACTCTTTACGACCACCAAGTTCCTCGCCAAAATCCACTGTTGTTTTTCTGTACGAAGCAACAATTTTAACAATATCTTCATCAAATCTGTCTTTCCATGCGACTTCGATGTCTTCATTATCTGAATTTTTAGTTCTGATTGTTGCCTGTTCACTTCCAAAGGCTTCAACAAACGCCATATTATTGTCGTTTTCTTTAACACCGAAATTTAAACTAAACGTTTTGATCTTTTTACCAGTAGGCTTTCCTTTTTTGTCCCTTTCATCAAATTCGCCCTCTTTCACAAAAGGTCTTTTAGCTTCTGCCTTAGGCAGCATAGTAGTTCCAATAAAATTAAATCTTGTTTGCGACAAATTATGTCCTCCTTTATATATGTAAAAATATAAAACACTCTATTACTTCAACGCCTGTCTCCAAGCGGAACATAGAAACTCGCTCTATAGTGAACATCTATGTCAAAACAGCTGTTTATGGGCGAACTCTCCCAAGGGTGAGCTATTTTAGCACCCGCACAGATATTCTCTGTTCAGTTTTTAAATATTTGGGATTTTTGTTGATTAGATTTTATGTAAAAACTTGTTTACCATCTCATTAGCCGCCAAACCAATTTTGATGGGTGTTACTTATTTATTCTCCACTCGGAACCATAGATATGACATAACACCATGGAAGCAATAGATATTCTCCATTATCCGTAAGGAAATGAACTTGACCAGTCCCCATACCATTCACATTTACAAGTTTGACGTGGATATACCGATGTAAAGATGCATCTTTCAAATCATGTTTCCCTGCTCCTATGTAATTGAGTTGGCTCTTATTTTTCAACACTTCTAAGTCATAAAACTTTTCCATCATTCCGTCCATCATGTCTCTCATAGCCTGTTTTTCATCATTCATATACTGTATCCTTTCTCCATTAAAACAGGAATTTTAATACCTTATTTTCTATTTACCTTTCCGCCTACCTGTTGAATATCCAAGTAGATAGCAACAGGCAAGACAAATAATAAATACTCCGATGTTTAGTACAATCATATTTTCACCTACTCAATATTTTTGAATGAAATATCTGTTCTTCTGTTCATAGCTCTATGTTCTTCAGTATCATTTTCTACAACTGGCTTGCTTGAACCATTTCCAATAACAATAATTCTATCAGCGGAGATACCGTTCAAGACGAAATACTGCTTAACTGTTTCTGCTCTTTGCTGAGACAACATCTTATTAGCCACATCATCTGGATCAGATGTTGGATTGGGATCTGTGTTACCGGCAATCTCAATAATTGTTCCATCAAGCACTTTTGAAATTTCAATAAAATCATTTAACGTCTTTGTGGCTTCGGCAGAATCTGTAAACTTTGCGGTATTAATTATGAAGTTAACAGACGTAGATTTCTGTAATAATGCTACTGTATCTAACACATCTTGCCTATTCTCTTCTGTCACAACAACTTTGGCATCTGTTGATGTGATCTCACTTGAATCGTATTTATCAGCTAGCTTATTGATATATGTGTTGTCAAAAACCGTATCAATAAGTTCTTTGTTTACTGTTTCTCCAATAGATTCCCAAACAATACACATATCTGAATAAATTGTTTTTGCAGTACCATTAAGAAGATTCAAGTTGTCTGCATATGTAGTGAGCTTTGCAGACTTGCAATTATCTAAGATATCCTGGTCAGAAGCAGTTGAAAACATAGGCATAACAGTTTTAATAGTTGTGGTGTCTGTTTCGTATAAATCTGAGGCCTGTAATGCACCATCGATAAAAGCCGAAACTACATCTGGATATTTCTCTGCAAACTCCTTATTGAACAAAATACCATCCATAATTAAACTTGAAGAACTAGACGTGCTAAATAAAATGTGGGCATCTGACATATTCTGTGCCTGAGTTAAATACGGTTCCCACGTAGCTGCAACATCAATTTGTCCTGCAAAAAATGCCTTAGCTGCTTCATCAGGTGTCTCAAATAATATCAAATTACTAATAATCTTACTCTTATCAGACTCTGTTAAATCTGACTGATTAACAAACCATACTACAAGAGAATGGGCTTCTGAAAACTGTGGTACTCCAATCTTTGCATTTACCAGATCTCCAACTGATTTGATTTCTGATTTTGCAATGATACCATCACCGCCATTTGAGAAATTAGTCACATAAGGCATAATTACTTTAATGCCAGCGTCAGTGAACTTTTTGGATAAAAATGCTGTTCTGTTGATGGTATAACCGGCAGCATCAATCTTTCCACTGACCATAGCATTACTTGATTGTGTTGCGTCATTAATAATACTGATATTTACATTGATACCAAGCTTATTGTAGATTGATCCATCTTTAGTAGAAAGCCCTCCGTTAGCATCAATAATGCTCTTCCAACCGATCCATTCATCAAGAGATAAGTTAATTGTCTTATTATCGTCTTTCTCTGTATTAATTACATTTCCATCACTATCTGCCGACTTGTTTTCAGCTTCATCTTTTACCTTTTCGGTTGTTGCCACATCTTTGTTTGTTGTAGTCTTAATCAAGCCACTGTTAATTCCGAAGAAAATTCCTCCTCCAATTAATGCCATTACCACTACAAGCAATAAAATCTTTGCTGTTCTCGTTAATCTAAATCGTCTTGAACTCATATATAAAAATCTCCTTATTTATTATATTTTTTCTTTAAACTCTCTAAGTAGTCATCACTATGTAGTTTCTTCGCTTCTTTCTCGGCTCTCTGTAGTTTCGTAGACATTTTACTATCGTGAACTACTTTTGATCCCTCAACAATAGCATCTAAATCCTTATTTTTATCCCTTACAGAACTAAGTAGCTTGTCGGTTGCTGAAACGTTTTTAAGCTCGTCCATATCGTCATAGACTTCCTTCAATTGTTTCTTCACCTTCATATTCTCCACAACTTCCTTACTTTCCCGTTTTAATTTGCGAAGATTTCTTTCACACATTTCCTGTGCTTCCTTTGCTGTACTGGTAGCTACGTCATACGCCTTAATCAATTCTGTATATCTTTTGATGTCTGCCAGTATATCTTCTCTCTCCTCTGATTTCAACTGAGCCATATCAACTTTGCCAGATTTTACAAGAGCTTCACATTCAGACTCTACTCTCACAAGTTTATTCTTTAGACCCTCCATGTCTCTTTTAGCATTACTCAATTTCCCAGCGGCCACTTTCAACGCATTGTCAGCTTTATTGTATGCGTCCTGGGCTTCATCAATTTTTTCACCATAGATAGCCTCTGCTCCCTCTGGTGTAGTCGCCATGTCCTTAATAAATAATCTCGTAATTCCCTTAAATAACACTCTTGCTTCCGGAAATAAAATGAGTATAAGGACAAACAATGCAACTGCAATAATGATAATTAGTTTTGTTAACTCCATTACTCCGCTCCTCCAATGAATTTAATTAATTCTGAGATTCTTGCAATTTCTGCATTAATGTTTGTTTCCGATACTTTAATCTCATTCTGTTTCTCCGATATCTTCTTTTCTAAATCAGCAATTGCTTTCTTATGAGCTTCTATTTCAGTCTCATTATTACTGATTTCACCCTTACCATCTGAGATAATTTTGGACAAAACTCCACTCAAAACACCGACTCTATTTTCTCCATCTAATCCCACATCAGTTGTTGTGAGTCCAAAACTACTCAAAATCGCAAGTACACTTGCTTTCTTTGTTTCTGTTACCATTTCTTTGGGAAGTGAATTAATTAACTCCTCAACCTTAAAAATTGATTTCTTTCTGTCAAACAATTCATTCTGCAAATAAATGTCCTCAATCAAGGTATCTGTATTTACTTCTTCAAGCTCAACATCTGCCTCCGTGGAAGATTCATATGTATCAATATCTGATTCACAATATACATCTTCCTGGGGAATCTCCTCCATAAACAGCTTTTTTAATAAACTCATTCAATATTCCTCCTTCATAGATTTATAATCACATCACACACTTTTTCAGCTTCTTCTTTACTATGTGTGACCATAATTATCGTGTTGTTTGTTTCTCTGTGTGTCTTCATGATTAAATTCTGCATTTCTATTCTTGTTTTCTGATCTAAAGCAGATAACGGTTCGTCCATCAATACGATTTCAGGTTTCATGAATAATGTCCTAGCAAGTGCCAGCCGTTGTCTTTGCCCTCCCGATAATTGTTTAGGATATCTTGCTTCATTACCAGATAGTCCAACCTGTTTAACCATCTCTTTTGCCTTCAATATGTCATTCTCTAAAACCTTCTCTTTTATCTTCTTCGCAATTAATACATTTTCCAAACACGTCAACCAGTCAAAAGAAGTATAATTTTGATGAATCATATATACATTGTTTTTATTAGCCTTGCTAACAGGAACTCCATCAATTATTATTTCTCCACTTACAGGTTTCATTAATCCAGAAATCGTTCTAAGCAGAGTAGTTTTACCACAACCAGATTCTCCTAAAATTCCATATATCTTATTGTCAAATTGATAATCAAATCCTTTTAGCAATGGTTTGTCTCTGCTATATCCTGTATAAACATTGTTCAACTCAATCACCTAAGTACCTCCATTTAAAGATTGTTCTTACAAGTTTCTTCGATGCGGAATCAAATAGAACACTCAACATCATAATTACAATGATTGCCATAAAAACCATGTCAGTTCTGCCTCTTGACGAAGACTGTTGTATGATCCAACCAAGTCCATGTTTTGCATTAATCGTTTCCGCGATGGCTATATATGTAAATCCAATCCCATACATCATAATGAAACTGTTTAGTATGCTTGGTAAGGAAGCTGGTAGTTGAATTTTGTAGACCGTTTGGAATTTACTCATTCCTATGGTAATTCCCGTATCTATCAAATCAGGATTAACTTCATTCAAACATAAAATTACTGAGGGCATCATATACACAAAAGTTGCAAGAAACAAAAAAGCTATTTTCATCATTTCGTCGATTCCAAACCACATAATCAACAGCGGATAAAATGCTGTAACCGGCAAATACCTCATTATATTAATTATTGGATTTAAAATGTCTTTCACAATTTTCACATTATATATCAACAAGGCAATTGGGATTGCTACCAGAGCAGACAAAAGTGCAGCAAGTGTAACTCTTAGAAATGAATACTGTATTGCAATAAATATTTCTCCATTATTTATGAGAATCCATAGATTTTGAAACACCACCTTTGGTTTAGGAACAAAAACCCGATTTGTGTACCATGAGCATACTTCCCACATAACCAATATGCAAAGCAAAAGCAATACTCTTTTAATTACTATTTTCACTTTTCCTCACCTGCCTTCTCCTTTGATATTTCGTAATTCTTCTTTGCTGATATTCTCTGTTCCACCCAAAATTTCTTCTACGAACATTACCTTTAAACCAAAGGACCTGTAACGGATTTAAGTGTTTTTCAACACCAAAGTCATAATCGTATTCTCCATCAGACCATAGAAAATGTGGAACAAAGAAAAATGATTCACCATATTTAGGCCTGATATATGTAAGTTTAACTTTTGATGGATTCCTGATTTTGTGCAGCATAGCTTGCACCATACAATTTGAATAGAACTCCTTTGTTATAATCTCTGTCGATTTATTTCACCTCCACTTTTATATTCTCCATTAAAATCGAAGTTTTATCCTTTTACTTTTAATCCGTATTAATATTGAAACTATTTATTATTCAATGTATAATTACTTATATGTACAAGAAAGGAGATATGTTATGACTCGTATAAATCCAAATTTATTAAGTAGTGTCAATAATTATAGAATTTCAATAGAAACGGAAATTGTGAATTTTTATAGTTTTTTGTATTCACAGAAAAATATTAACCTCTATCAAACTCCAAATTATAGACTGTTTTCATTGATTACAGAAAACATTAGAATGAACCTTGTGTACCTTGAAGTATTGAATCCAGAAACTAATTTCCTCGGTTTAACTGGTTTATACAGAAATATAAGAAATTCCATCGAATCGTATTATGATCTTTTTAATTTAACTTGTGATGAGTCATATTTTAGTGTATTAAAATATTATTCAAATTGTTTACAGCATAATGAACAAGATGTTAATATTATTAAGACCACTTACAAAAATATTTTAACTACAAATAATGGTATAAATAAATTTATTAACACAAAAACCAAATCACGCATTGCTAAAGAAAAATTTAATCTAGATCCTAATATATTTGATACGTTAAAAGAAATTGGTATAGAAAGCAATAAATATGTCCATCCGGATATCTTCGTTAGAGAAGATTGCATTGAAAATACAATTAAGGAATTAGTATATATAGACTGCTGTCTATTGAAATTTTCTTTCGATTTAATTATTCATTACGCACACAGAACAACAGGATATTACTCACCTTTAAACACTACTGATTTATTACATCAGCTGAATGTATTTACTATTCGAACTCAACCAATAATAATTAATTAATTCCATAATGCTTGAAAACTACGTGTTAATCAAAGTAATCAATTGAAAGACGTGTTTCAATTCTCTCCACCTACAGTAATTCTATATCTTTTCTAACACACATGCGTAATCAGCTCTGATCACTACGTCATCAATTTTTTGATTAATACCTTTTACTATGTTCCACCGATAAGGACTGATATCTTTATTAAGAAATTCTGCTAATTCATCAATTTTTTTTTGTTGTTTGTCTGCATCTGATGAGTGTTTCATTTTATTAATATCGAAAACTGCTTGTTTAGCAAGTTTGTCCGATATAAGATATTGCTCTTTAGCTTTAACGTACTCATAAATATATTTAGAAATATTTTTCACATTATCCTGTAATACCCTTTCTCTACTTAAGCTGTATGGGTAAAGTACGACTATTCTTTGGTCATAATGTTCTATGCCTTCTATGTACGTATAGCATAAATCCTGAATCAAATTGATTTTCACCTCCTTTCATAAGGACTTGAAAGTCGCATTTTCTTGGTATTTAAAAACTATCTCTAAAACTCTGCAACCACATATTTCTCTCATTTGTTCTCTGAACTTCGGCTTCGTAATTAGCTTTTGCTCTCTGTGCAGCGGCCTCACACACGGCAATATTATCTTTAATGTAATCTTCTGGCATAATTTCAATATGTATTCTTTCTAATTCTTTGTTGTAATAATCAGTATAATCATGGACACACATATCTATCTGCTCTAAAGCAAATTTTTTAAGGCCTACATGCTCAGATGTGGGAGGAACCCATTTTTCAACTTCATTCCGGACTTTGAGATACTTTACTTTTATTTCTTCATTTTTCTTAATGTGCTCTACAATACTTTCTTCTCTGTTTTTTCTATCTAATTTTATTTTATTTATAGCTGCCTCATTTGTTAAACTCTTTGCTCTTTCTAATTCAATCAAGGCATCTTCATATCTTTGTTTATAATAGGTGTCTGGTTCGATTTTTTCAGGGATTGGCATTAATAATGAATCTTCTCTCATGTCAGCACATACTCCAAAATTACGACAGCACAATGTTAAAAAGTCTTTTCCAGTAGTTATATTTCCATCTTCAATATAAACTGTATATCCAGTTGGCATTTTACTTTTCCTTCTTTCTTTTAATAATCCACATCGAACGAATTATCTATGTCATCCGTATCTTCAACGTCAATAATAATCGGAAGCTCATTCATTGAAGCCTGTACCAATATCAATTCCACATCATTCAAGTTTCCAAATTTGAACTTCTCTTCAATTTTATGTCCATCAAGATACAATGAGAGAACCTTTCCTTTTGTCTTGTCGTTATAATCCCTATGTATAGTAAAGGCAATTTGGCTGTCTCCTCTATATCTATGGTTGCCAGTATTCTCGTAATCAAGCTCACAATCAAGCCAACCGTATTCACTTAATTCACATTTACAATGCCATCCATCTTCACAGCGATCATATTTATCCTGTTCATTCACATTTTCACACGCAATCTCTCGGAATCTCTTAAAAATACTGGATAACTTAATTTCCTCTGTCTGGCACAAGAATAATTCCTTGAATCTCTTTGCTGCCTTTTGACAAATATCTTCTCTGCAAGTTTCATTAATAATCTGTGACATCTTTTCTATCATGAAGCTGTTGTATGACTGGAAATCTAAATCAGCAACAACCTTTGATACCTGCTCGGTCATCTTCTTTTCAATTGTGTTTCGTAAATTATAGCTATCAAGAGAATCCGTTACTGCCTTAATTACTGCTTTTTCAAATGTTTCTGTAATAGCTTTCTCAACTACACCTTCTGATTCAAGACTGTCTATTTTCTTTTGTACAATATCAGTTACATCTATTTTCACTCACAAACCTCCTCTAATCTATATACTGAATTTCTTGTTACAACTACTAATTCTCTATTGTTCTCTACAAATGATTCAATCAATGATGTTCTAATCATTCTTCCGGAATCATTGTTCCATAATAAGCAAAACCTCGTCCCAACCCCTATTAACTCCGGATACAAAACCTCACCACATGTCATCACAAATATCCTTCATTTGGTCAATCGCATCTTGCTTAATATTTCCGCCTCTGTCAGTTACAGATGTAATTTTATAGAGTTTCCTCCCCATATTTCATCTTTCAATCCATATGAAATTTACGTTTCAACTAACATATTTCTAAAATGCTTTTTAGAATATCTAACGGCATATAGTTAGACATAAAGTCAATTCTCTCCCCATACTTCTTTTCATATAAATTAACATCTTCAATAAGCATTGCCTGACTATTTTTTATTTTCTCTAACGCTTCTCTCTTCTCCTTTATAAATACATCACGCTCTGTCAATTTTTTGTCATGTGCTAAACAACCATCTTTCTTTAAAAACTTTGTACCATCATTTGCTACATAAACTACTTCTTCTCTCATAATTTTCTCCATTTCTATTTTAAAGATTTGTTTTATGTTTTTATAAACTTTTCAATTAGTCCGAGTGCGCCATTCAACCAATCGCACACTTTAATTAATAAATTATATCCCGGTAAGTTTGGGATCAATTCGTGCCATAAAATTTCAGTTTTATAGTCAGATATACTTTAAGTTTTCCTGCTAAAATGTTATAATCTATAAAGAGTTTACAACCCTTACAGGAGACATCATATGAGGAAAAGAGTAAAAAAACATAAACGAATTGCCTATTTAGTACTGATTTATCTACATTGCTTATTGTTTTAGTAAATACCCTTCTTGATAAGCCACTTCCAAGAGAGGTTATCCTTATTGTCACAAATATTTAGGTTTCAAGAATTCACATCGTTGTCCAAATTGCGAAAGAGAATTTCGTTAAATCCTAATTTTCATGTTCTTTTGGAAAGTGGTTTTTGCTTTTATAATGCCGTTTGCCAGATGCCGTTTTGCCGGGTTTGTCGTTGTGAATATTCGAGGTCAATTATTCATATTGGATACTCTTTTGTTTGAAATTAGCAATAAATATGATTTAATCAATGTGATCGTAATATTCCTCTGTTGCAGCTTGTTGAGGTTTGGAGCGAAAGCGAACTAAAAGTGAGGTAACAATCATGAGTGACCAAAAGAGATCGCAGTTGCCGATACCAGCGCGGGTGACAGTTGGTATTTTTCTGATTTCTTTTCCCATTATAGGGGGAATTGCCCTTACCATTACAGGTCTATTAGATAGGTACGTACTGGTATACATTGGATATTTATTGAGTAGTTGGCATATATTCGGCCTTTGCACCAATCAGTCTATCTTCTTGAAGCGCTTTTTCGGGAAGGATCTTTCGTTTCAATATAGCGAGAACGAACTGTGGAGCAAACGCTTTGGCATAGTAATGAATTTGCTTTTCCTTACCTTTGGCCTATTCCTGCTTGGCCTTGGGATTTATGATTTGATCCGATGATATATATAATATATATAAACATAGTTCACCTCCGATTCTAATGGTGAGCGAGGAGGTGCCACCCTTATTTTGAACGGTGCCTTAAAGTGGATTTTGATTTTTCATTGTAATATTCGTTTGACGATTGCCAAAAAACCTTTATTTTATCAGAACTTCCGAGTTTGTCGTTACTATTCCCATACCTCTTTCTTCTGTAGACATTCTTTATAAAATTCAGGGAAATTAGCACTACCTAAATCGCTGTTCTCCGATATCTGGGCATTGCACAGCCATATGTCTAATAGGTATGGCTTCAAATTCAATCTTTATTTTTACTATTTTCTTTTCTGGCTCTACATTATTACCGTAATATCCCATTATTTTCTCCTCTCTCTTCAATAAAAGGTTCAATCTATGTACTTAACTTTTTCCTTCTCACAAAACGGAGATATGTCATAATCAATCAAATTTTTAACAATTTTATAAAGCCCAGTACCTGCTCCGCCATTATTAATATGAGTTAAGTCCATTGCGATTTCTCCATCTTTAGCTATTATATCGGCGAAGTAGAAATCGTCAGAAACCCTATAAACAGTATCGTGCCATATGGTTTCCGCATTTTGTATTGATGAACACTTTAATCCTCTTTTGTGGATATAATTTATAATTTCTATCATATTATATTTTAGTACTTTATTTAATAGCTCCGTTTCTTTATGTATTTCTTCTATCAATCCCTTTTTTACTACTGCCAACTCGTACTCGCACATCTTTACTTTTTCTTCCTGTTTTAATTTAGATTTTTGTAGTTCTCTAATGATAGAATTCATAATTCCTATAACTCTCCTTTTTTTATATTAATTTTCAAAATAAAATTCCGTTTTTATTTAGCAGCCATCAAAAGAATATCTCTAAAACTCAGATCATTGTTATTTGTTCTTTTACCATCAATCCTTACATGACATTTTGTACATTCCGTATATCTGTTGTGTTGCCCATTTTCGAAATGGGTTCCAGTAATCATAATATGTCCGCATCTATCGCAATTCTTCATGAGTAACCTCCTTTGATCACTCGGCAATTTGACAGTGTTTTTTCAACATGCTATAATGCAATCGTGGCTAATGCCACTTCTACTTCACTTTTCCCCTCTGTGGGATCTTGCTCATTCGAGCAATGTGTAGTAGGTCTGTAAATTGGGACGAATCGAGGTACTGCCAATACCGTTTGAGATTCGTCCCTTTTATATTTATGAGAGATATTTCATCACACCGGACTTTCTCTTGAGTAATAATTTTACATGCGTACTATCATGCAATTGAATTCCAAAATCCTCATCTATCTTATTTGCTGTAAATGGGAGCACGTAATCCTCGAAATATATAATTTCGTATTTATCCGTCGGAACTTTGCTTAGCAATTTTTCCATAGTAATAGGAAAATAATTCTCTCTTACTTCGCGCTCCCAGTTTGAAACATATCGATATTTCATGAGGAAATGTACTAAATTTCTATTCTCAGTTATACTTCCCCATATACTTTCGTAGTCTAATACTTGATTTGCATCTGCTTTTTGTATCACCTTTACCCAATCATTCACATCCGCCTTACGATTTACAGAAGAGCTAACACAAAAGTCTCGGATTGCGATGTATTGGAAGCCCGGATTAAATACACTATTCCAAAATTCACTAATGGCATACGGCATAGAGTATGAATAAACTTCGTGAATCACGCTAGATAAATTTAGGAGTGATTTATTAGCATTAACAATACTTAAAGCTTCATTAAAATCGCTAGTAAACAATCCACTCGTTTTATCCTTACCTTTTGCTAATTTAATCATTTCTTGACTAATGTCATATCCTATAAGACTTACGCCAGGTAGCCCTTTTGACATATGCTCAATTAACGTTCCGTCTGCGCAGCCAAAATCAACCAACTCTGTAATGTCATCAATCTTGTCCATAAAGAACAACTTGTCCTGAAAAGATTTCCCCATTCCTTCTATGTAAGTGTCATAATTTTTAATAGATTCACCCATATTACACCGCCCTCTTCTTTAGCAGCTGAGCAAAGCCATCTAAATCATCTCTCATATGTAAATAATTCTCTTTTTGATTCACTATGTATGTACTATTTTTCTTTGCAAACTCCGCAAACCAGCTCTGCGCAATGTCATCACATTCATGATCACATGCATATCCCACAATACCAAGTAGCGAAGAGAGGTTGTCCAAGTTAATTAGCTTAGAGTCATAGTCTATATCCAATGTCCACTCATCAAGCATAGATAGATATAACTCTACATCTTCCTCTGTCTTTTCGGAGCCAGAATTTTCACGTACAAAATCTAACGTCTGAATCGCTGCCTTGCAAATATCATCGTTTGTACTACCTACACATGCTTTTACATAGTCTGATTTTGAAAAGTTGTCCACATAATCGGCAGATGTGGTTTTAATCTCTTTCTTTGATACTTTTGCTTTTTCAATATGTAAATAATCATTCATCAAATGCTCTAAATGATTTATCTTGCTGACAACCACGGCTTTATCTTTAGTTGATTTTCCATTTAAGTTATCAAATGAAACGCCGTCGATCTCTTTGCTATGTAATGACTGATTAAATTCAGCCATAAATTCGATGAACTTCTTGTCATCTAATCCGGTATCCATAAACCTGGCGTATAATCCAAAGTAAATAAAGGAATCCTTAGAATCAAACATATTGAAGACCTCTTCTGTTCCAACATTTGTGATTCTTCCAACCATATCCTCAAAATTGTCAAAACATTCAGTAGTGGCATTTTCTTTCATGTATTCGCATATATCCTCTTGCTTCTTTTTCCAATCATTTAAGAAGTTGACAGCCATTACGGATTCAACGACTACTCGATTCACAGTGCCATTATTTCCTTCTGACACTTTATACCCACCAAGATCTTTGAAGAATGGCATACCAGATATACTCTTGACCATTGAAGCAAACTCCTCTCCAAGCCTAGTAATACCCTTCTGAGAAGCCGTCATAGGCTTTCCCTCATTGTATCGTGCGATGTGGTAAGCAATATCCTCACTAGAGCAGTTTAAATACTGTACGATTTCAAAGTTATACTCATTAAACTTGTCCTGCAATTCCTCTGGTAAATCTGAGAACCTTTTCCCACGTATATCAAATTCTCTTCTTTCGCTGATAGGGAATCTTTTATCGTCAAGTTTTGGGCTTCCATCTTCGTTTTTAATTTGAGCCTGATACTCGATATTCCATCTTCTAATATTTTTTGAAATCTTATATCCGCCCTTAACGAATGAATGTGCATTTGTGCAGCGTTGCTTTCCATCTAAGTCCCATATAATAGCAAGTCCATTCATTATCTGTTCTGCAAATACAAGGGCAGGAATTGGATTCCCCTGTAAAATGTCAGAAATCAGATTCCCCTTCATGCCAGGACTCCATTGCTCTGATTCCCTCTGGAGTGGATGATCAAACCTGATAGTATAATTATCAATCTTTTTAATAATGGCCGCGATACTAAGCCTATCAGGCTTGCTTTTTTCCAGTGTCTGTGTAAATGTTTGCCCCATTTTCTTCTCCTCAATTTTTGAACATGCCGTTCTATCTCTAAATAATATTTGCGTGTTACGAAAAGACTTTATTTGCCTACAATGATCTTCATATTGACCATCTGTTAAGTTTAGGTTGCATTTAATCTCCGAAATAGTAACATCATTCATCTTCATCTCAACTATTTGCCGTTGAACCGATGATAAACCATTGAGATATTTTTCTACTTTTTCATCGTTTGAAACACCAATTTTATCCAGTGTTTCTTTTTCAATGTCATAGTCAGATGCCAACAGGTCGCCAATAGTGGCATTTTCATCTACACCAATGGGCGCATCAATAGAAACTGATAACCTGTCCGCCTTACGTTTTTCTCTATTAAGTCCGGTCATCTCCGTTTTGAATTTTCTAGCTAGGCAACCCTTTAAATAAACTTCAAACAGAATCCCCTTTGATTCATCAAAAGTTTCTGTTGCCTTCCATAATTCTTCATTGGCTTTACTGTAAAAATCATCATGATCTTTTTCTGAAATTCCGCCAAACTTTATGAATAACGGATATGATATTTTTCTGAGTTTAGCCATGTTGTTTGATGCATACTCGTCCAATAATTGCTGTTTTTGCATAGAATCCATTTTGCCACCGCCTTATTTATACTAATGAGTCAACAGTGTTAAACAACCGATGTGCGACTTGAACACACCCCAAGATAATCAAAATACCCTGTGCTACCTTACACCAATCAGTTACAATATTTAATTCTCCATTCATTTATGGGAGACTATAGCAGAAACGCCGATACATGAAATTGCTTGACTAATAAAAAGAAATTATGTAAAATACAATCAAGCATAGTAATCTGCTATGTTTCATAAGTCCGGCCGTTTCTGGCTTTGATTTATGTTATGTGTAGAATCACAGTCTGTTTGCGGAGGTGCGCCAACACCGATGAAGCTAAACAGACTGTGATTTTTATTTAATCAATAGCACCGTGACTGGTTATGATTATAAATCGAACATACGTTCTTTGTCAAGGTCTTTCGAATATATGTTCGATTATTGTCGTTTTATTCCCTTAACAATATAGTACTTAATTTACCTCGCGGAATTATATTCCTTATATCTGGTTGCTTTTCAGTAAACACCCTCAATTGATTCACAAAATCATCATACACTCTTGCAATCGTTTCGGCTTCCATAATTATGTTTTCGCATTCATGTTTGCCTTTCTTTACAAACTCAGGAATCTCATCGCTTTCCAGGTCTTGAACTGCAACAAGAACTGTTTTAGATTTGTTGCCACGATTATATTTAAGTGCTTCTTCGATAGTCATTTCGATATATTGCATATTAGGCCACCTCTCCGAAATTAGCGTCATATACACGCCTTATTTCTTTTTTCTCTTTTACATCGGAAATATAACCGAGGTATTTAATGATTCTCTTTTCTGATATTTGTCTCATGCATTCTCCTAACACCATTGAATCCTCAACCAGCCCCTTTTCGTTTCCTTTCTCAATGAGAGTATGCGTTGGCTGATTGAGATTCTTAACTTGACTTGTTAACGGCATTACAATGGTTGTACTGCTATAGAAATTTCCCACGTCATTTTGTATAATTACTGCCGGTCTTATACCGCCCTGCTCTGAGTCAATTACATTTAATCCGAAATCTACAAGTACAATATCATATCTTTTTAAATCCTGTGTCATAATTTTACGCATCCTCCTTTCTTCAACACTTGCCAATCTCTTTATACTCAACATTATATACTACGCTTTATATAAAGTCAAGTATATATAGCAAATATATTTTATATTTATATTTCTTTCTATATATGCTATACTATATATAAAGTGAGGTGTATATAATGCGATTAAATATCAAAGACAAGCTAGCCGAAAAGAAAATTACCAGGTACGAACTTGCCAAACGCATCGGTGTCTCATATCCAACAATTACCGCTATTTTCAATGGAGATTCCACAAGCATTAAATTAGAGATATTAGAGGCATTGTGCAAAGAGTTAGAATGTACCCCAAACGACTTAATCGTTTCTGATGATCCCACAGTCAGTCGGTTACTCTTATATGTAGATAAGATGCAACAAGATGCAAAGAAAGACGATAGAAATTAAATCTATCGTCTTTCTCTTCTATTGATGAAACAGTTCTATTATTTTGTCTTTTTACGGCCGGCCCAACAAGGACTCAATTATATCTTTTTTCTCCACATTGCATATGATAAATTAAAATCGGCTTTTTTATTCTCTTCATATAATTTCAAAACTCCTGGTAAAGCTTTTTCTATATACTCATCTTTAATATTTAAGGTAGCCATGATCTTATCTATATTTTGAATTTTTACAAGTTCACTTATGTATTTCTCACGAGTAAACCATTTTAATTTATGATGAGCGTAGAGCGTCGACAAGCTTGACTGATGTATTCCGCAATTATTTATAGTTTCCCATAGCGATTTGACACTCTTTTAATTATCAAGATATTCAATCCACTGCTGTGTATAGTTTCTATTAAAATATACAATAATATCTTCTTCACTAGTAGACATTTCTCTTCTCTCCTAATCTATTTTTAATCAATCTTTCATATTTGTTTTCTTTTTTGCTGCTTTATAACTATTACGATATTCATCACGCAGTAGAGCATATGAGATTAAATTTTCTATAAGTGTGACAATTTCTTGGTCGTCCAAATGCCAAAGCCTATCATGTTCAAGCTTTCCGAGAAAAAATCTTTTCCCATCTACAATTTGTGGATATCTTGCGTAGACGAGTTTTCGAAGCTCGCTAACTTTACCACTCCCTAAATTACCAATTCCGATACGACCATGATGATAGAAGTAACATGAGTTACCGATTACCGTTAAGTTATCATCTAGAATAAGTTGCAAAGAATGATGTGTATCTTTTTCATTGTCAATTGCAACATTAAGTGATGTCTTTTGAATCTCTTGTTTCGCTTCTGTAACATATGTAGATATGTTTATAGAAACAAATTCTGTACTTCCATTTACATCAATTAAAAATGAACGATATGGCCCTGAAAATATTCCTCCGCCGGCATTGCCATAAGATAAAAATCTTAAGCCATAATCTTCAAGCAAATTAAAAAGCTTATATTTATTCTTTGGGAATTTATAGCTTACATCCAGCAAGCATTCCCAAAGGTTCATTATGGGGATTGCTTTAGATAAGGTAGTATTCGTCCCAATTTCATAGTCTTGATAATCACATAAGTTTTTCTCCAAGTCCTCAAATGGAATTCTAATTGGTGTTTCATCCTCTTCAATTTTAGAATAAATCCCTTTAATCATATCTTGATAATTCGGAAGTGCTTTTATATCAATATACTGATTCGATTCTGAGTCGAATTTACAACAAATAGTGTCTTCTCCATCTGTTAGCATAGCATATTCACATTCTAGAAAATCCGCATAATCTAAAACTTGATTTACTGCTTTTTCTCCTAGTAAAACACCTTTGGCTTTACATTCCACCACGGCTATTGGCGACGAAGTATTATCTATATCATTAAGTTTATGGATAACAATATCAGCTCGTCTTTTAGAGTTAGCTACATAGTGAGAAATGTGTTCTTCTACTGTAATCATGCTGCGTGGCGTCTGTAGCTCGTCAATTAGATATGAAATAGTCTTTTGTCTTATAGTTTCTTCTGGCGTGATAAATATTAACTTTTCTCTAATAGAATCCAAATAGCATTCTTTACCACAACGTTTATATATCTTCGGTAGGGGTTGATTCTCCAAATTTATTTTCATAATCTCACCTCTAAAAGCCATGGCAATTTTTATCTTTATAGTTTATGCAAGCAATCTAATAATCAGACGATAGAATTATTTACTTGCACTGAATATATAGAACTATTCTACCACATTATTTATCGTATATAAACGACATTCTCTGCTTTCCAGCCTCAATATTTTTCTTCTCTAAACAGGCGTATCTTTCTGTGATACGTAAATCACTATGGCCAAGCTGACTTGATACTTCTAATAATGCCTGGCTTTTATCTGGGGCGTTCTTAATATACTGGTGAGCCATGGTTTTTCTTAGTCCGTGAGTTCCGATTTTTTGCTTAATCCCAGCTTCCTTTCTCGTATCCTCCACTATCTTCCACCATCTCTTTGAACCGAGATAACTACTCTTTTGGCTTTTGAATATATAATCATCAAGTTCTTGTTTAGCATCGTAGCTATTGAGCCAGATAAGCCACTCAGATAGCGCAATTTCAAAATCGTCGTTCCATGATAATTCAATGTGCTTTGCTTTGGTTATATTTCCATCTTCATCTCTCTTATTTGTTTTTTCTGGCACGTAATCAGCCGATGTTTTATAATCCCAGTTCCTATCAAAGATATCTGACCACTTTAGTGAGCAAAAATCCCCCCCTCGTAAACCGACATTGATAGCGCAAACAAGCATTGTAAGGTTACGCCTTGCAATCATCTCCTTGGCCAAAGAGGTAGCGTTTTCAATTCTGTCTTGGAATATATTATATATTGCAATGATTTCATCACGTTCGTATAAACACTCCATTTTTGTAGATTCTCTTGTACCTACCTTTTGCTTAGAACCATAACGCAGGTCTGGCGTTCCATCCGCTTTAATATGAGGATACTGGATCACGTCTGCACTCTTATTTTCCATTATACTACGGCTTTCCTGTGTAGCTGACATATTGACTACCTCCTATAATTCATTGCCTTATAAGCACTATAAAAGGCACTGGATTATCATTCTCCAATGCCCTATGTAGTACTTACAAATTAATTCTAATTAATATTTGTACAGTTCTAATCTTTCTTTGCACTTAATTATTTCTTCTTCACTGAATAATGGCTGATATTTCGACATGACCACATAATATTCAACAGTCAGATTTAATTTGCAGATTGCAGCCAATTTTAGAAATGTATCGGTTGGTTCATTCATAATCAGCCTTTTAACTACTTCAACAGAATCACCATCAGTCAACATTTGTATGAACCTCGATGGATTATGGCTGGCATTTTTTATTTCTATACAAAGCCGTCTCATATCTTCAGTAAACTGCTTTTTTAGTTCCTCCATCAAATCCCCCTCCCTTTGAAAACCTAGTTTCATTCATTCAATATTGATTTTAATGAATTTAGATTTAATCTTCCCAATTTTATACATCTTCTTCAGAACCCATATCTCTTTCATCAGCCTCATGTGTTCTAATCATTTCATTAAAATCTTCTTCAACTTCTTCGTATGATGAACCTTCATTGGTTTCTGTTTCCCAGAAATCTTATTTCATCTTTTCTAACATTATAATTTTATCTTGTTCCTTTTCAAAACTATTCACTTGGTTTCCTCCTTAAATCTCAAATTTCAATCGCTTAATCTTTGGCTCCATTTGCCCAATCGCGGAGTTCCATCTCATGTCTTATTTCATCAAGAAAATCATGACCTTTCCAAGTTAGTCCCCTTACTTCGAATGACAAAATTATACCGCCTACATACTGTCCCTCATAATTGTAAATATATCCACCCCCAAATAGCAGATCACAATGATAAGCCACCTGATCCATTGTATAACCTTCTACCTCTAAGTTACTTACTGCAACATTGTCCACTGTTTCTTCTATTTTGAACAATATTTTTCGCACAAGTTCCATGTCTCGCATCATTTTAAATCATCCCTCCAAACTATTATTTCAATGTGATTTTCCTTTTTATATCAACCTCTACAAATTCAGATATTTCATACTGTCCGGAAAAATCTTTTTCATAACCATTAATCCAATCAACAGCCTCTACTTCCGTATCAAACCAATTCCACGTATTGCTTTCATCTTGAAAAGTTAGAATAACTAAAAACTTCATATAAATTCCTTCCTCCTTATAATTGATCCACTCTGTCTCCACAAGTCTATAATGGCCTGTGCTTTATTATTGACCCTCCAAATTAATCTCTCATACTAATTCTCCTATTACTAATGCTTGCCTTTCTCAAAGTAATCATGATAATAGATCCCTTTAATTCCGTATTCGCCTTTAACCAACGAAGTGTTACATTCAACCCACTCTTCTAATTCCTCAACTGATTCAAAATCCTTTGCTACTACTGGATCACAACAAACGGGCAATCCGTCGCCAGGAACTTCAGCAGCTTCTATAAAATCACCATAGCAGCTTTCAGTGAACAACTCTATGAAAAATCTCCACATATAAATCCTCCACATATAAAATAATCATTTCAAGCTTTCTAACATGTTCTTTACTCTATCAATTTCTTCTTTACTATGTGGCGTTCCTCCACTATTAAATTCAACATACCACTGTAATACTTCTTTTTTAGTTTTGAGATTATTTACATTAAACAACAAATCAACATCAATTGATAATTTATCTTCAAAGTCATGTAAATAATTTCCAAATACTTTTATTTCATTATTCATAAACTTTATAACAGCAGTGAGTCTTTGTAGTCCATCAACACATACAAAATCATCATACTCGTATATTCCATCGCCTCGCCAACTTGGTTTATTAAAATAAATAACCCTAGCTGATTTTCCACCTCTTAGCAAATATTCAATATAGGCAATTTGTTGGTTCTCTGTCCAAACATGTCCTCTTTGGAAATCTGGATCTAATTGCAAGCCATAATATTCATCTTCTTGCCATTCTTTTATTCGTTCACTAACATAATATAATGGCATATTCACCTGATAACTTCCTACACTGGTAAGTTGCGGAATATCTTTAAATTTCATAAATAGCTCTCCTTTACAAATAAAACAATCCTTTCAACTAAGCTACATTACTACTCTCTTTTCTAAAACATCTCATTCCAGTAGGAGTCTGCTCCAAACCTAGACTTCTTTTTAGCTGCTCCCAGTCGTTAGACGACATTACATGAGTCCCATGTGCTGCTTCGATAACCACCATATACTCATTGCCACAACCAAACATACCAATCAATTTATATCCATCTAAGCCATTCATATAATCTTCCTCCATTATACTATTTTCATAATACAAAAGCCACCAGATTTTCATAATCCGATGGCCGTCAGCAATGTATTCTATTCATTCATTTGTAATGCCCGTTGTTGATTCTTTTCGTCATCTCTTTCTTTGAGTATTTACTAGAATCTCTCATGATCCCATCTAAGTCTCTTGTATTCTCAGCCGGCGTGTTTGGAGTCACGCTTTCTTTTGCCCATAAAAACAGCCCCACAAGTAATCCGATAAATGCTAATGCTCCCATGTTATTATCTCCTTCTTAATTGGATAATTTGCTCTTATCTCTTCTCTCGATTCATTTAATCGCCATTTCATGCCATCAAAATAGTTCTTTCATCAGTAAAATATCAGTTTATCCGTGCAATGATTTTGCCATGAAATCATATAATTTATCATGCGCTTCTTGGTTTTTGAAGATTTTGGTTTTTTGATATTTTCCTATAAGCAAAGCCCCACACCTTTTACACCTTTGGTCGATAATCTGCATAACAGAATCTGTTCCAAGTGGAATGTAACTAGGTTCACAATCTACAATTTCACCACCACAATCATGCTTTTCATATTCCATAATTCATCTATCCTCCTATCTTCCGATACTACGGCAAATACTATTTTCTCAAATCATATAAACGGTTTTCTTTCTCCTGTTGGGTAATATCAAGAATCATACTCTCCATTTCTGCAACTTCTTCACTATTACTGCATTCAGAAAAACAGTTCATAATTATTTCTTGTATTTTAAGTTCACTTTTCATTGCGCTACTCCTTTAAATTGTGGTTCTATCGGTCATCTGTTTACTCTATATCCGAATTAACTAGACAATCCATCTGCAACGCCATCTGCTTTTGATTCTCCATCATTATCTTAGCGTACACCTCCGCTACCTCCTGGCATGTAGTACAATCTGCATATACATCTTGAATTCTAGTTATTAAATCTTCCATCTTATTATTCTCCTTTTTAATCAAATCTTGTTTTCATTCTTCAAATAGACACTTGTGTCGCATTGCTAAATCACCATTGTCTAAAATTATAGTGTAATATTTTTGTATTTCAGCGCAAACTTCATATAATCTGCTTTTAGTTACCCCTACCACTGACAACTTTGCTCTAACTTGTTTCTTCATTTTATTAAACTCCTTCTTTAAATATATTAAATTCTTTACTAATAATCGTTCAGCCCTTCTCCAAAATCTAGAGTTTTCAGAGCAGCTTCCGCATCTTCACCGTTCTCATGTACATACCTGCTAAAATCCGAAAAGAAACAATACACATTTCTACATGGCTGATCAACATCGAATATAACAATTTCTTTGTCCCAATCAATATATGATACGACAACTTTATATACTCCGTCATATGTTCGTGTAGAAACGGCGATAATTCCATATAATTCTTGATCGACAACTATATTAGTTTCTTTATTAAAAAACGCTCTCATTCTTTATCCTTTCTTCCATTTAAATCACGCTTCTATCGGCATAAGGCACAAGCCAGCAATATATCTTTATTTACGACCTTATCATTATCTAAAACCATCTTCTCTAACTTGAATAAATCAAATTCTTCCTTCTGAAACTTAAATTGAATCCATTCCGGTTCGTGTTCTCTATAATCCAACCAAGAAGAAGGATTTTCGTTGTTGAGCACTTCTTTAACAAGCTGCAATAGCCGATTACCGGCTTGTCTTGACTTAACAAATCCGCTTAAATCATATCCCAATCCCCTTGGACTCCAATATTCACCATATTCCGGACGAACATCTGGTGTTTCATATTTCCATTTAGGAATGCCTCTTCTTGGGTGAGAAATCAATTTAGGATACTCCATTACATCTTCTCCGCTCTCATCTTTTCTTCCGGTTCCAAAACCAACCGATGATTCCGTAATTCCATCAGCAAATATCTGATAATGTAATCCACATGATCTACATGTTCCTGCTGGTTGGTTCCCCATATAGGAAGTATCCCTTCTCCATCTATCACATCCGCAATTAGGGCATCCGTATTTTTCTTCTTCTCTAAAATTTACTGCTAACATAATATTATTTTCCCCTTTCAATTCAGCAATTCAATGCTTACTCATTTTCATATTTGTAATAACGTCCATACAGTTTATATTCTGGCTTATAAATACTTCCTACGTTTTCACTAACTAGCATAGAATCTTCATACCCAAGATTCTTCATAGTCCGAGAATGAATACTCTTTTCTTCCTCTGAATCATAATAATATTCCTCTATAATCGTTCTCTTTTTAAATACCATACTTTCTTCCTCTCTTTCAATATAATATTCTCCATTGAAAGCACACATTCATGTACATTGCTCTATAAACTCATCTGTACACATTGCACCTTCCCACCAGCACACAACCGCTGGCCTATCCTCTGATCCATTTAAATAGCCCCTTAACTGCCTTTCAAAGTATCCAAGCATATAATCATCAAACACAGTCTTCAGCCTGTCAAAGTCCTTGCACTGTTCTAATTCTCTATATCCCATACAAAACACCTCCTATATTAAATCTACCGCTAATTATGTGCGGTTAGTGACCTAAGCCAAATCAACCACTAATTCTCCGGTGGTAAGCAGCAATCACTTTTAGACTTCCGGGAATGCCTTGTTTACTTTTGCAGCACGATCTATCCTTCCGGATCACCGACAAGGCTATGTATTAAGATATAAGGCAATGTAAAGCGAAAATCTCCGTGAAATTATCAAATGTAGATATGTAAATACCATTTGCATACATATCAATTTTCCCTTCCTTATTTTTCATGTAATGAAATTTTATATCGCTATTCATGTTTTAATCCTCCGGTCTGTGCAAATAAAACTGCGCTTACAATTATCAGCAATGCTGCCAGCGTCCAGTTTCCGTCCTGGTCATTCAGTTTAAAGAACACAAAAATAGAAAGCACAGGCAAAATGCTTCCTAAAAGTTTGTAATACTTATTTAGTTGTGCTAATATCATGAAATCCTCCCTTAAAATGTTCTTTTCATCGTAATAATATATCTCTAATTTCTGTTGATCTGACTTCAGGAATCATTCTAGCAAGCCAGTCACATCTTTCTGCTATATTTTCAATCTTTTCCGACTCTTCTAAAATGTTATCAAGCATGTCACGGGCAAACGCTGTTTCAAATGCCGTTGGAAATTCGCTAATAATATAATTCCATAGTTGGCTCATAGCCCCTCCTTTTCTAACGGTATCATCTTTCCGATAACTACTTTATTTATCCTCAAAACGTTCCCACATATCGGTTTGACAGCCTTCACCACCCAACATACAATTATCCATAACGTGGTGTAAACACAACTCACAAGGACTATCTTCTGGATTATTTAACAAAAATTCGGCCTCACGATCAAGATTTAAAACTTCATTTGCAATTAAATTTGCAGTTGTCCTATCACAGCCAATCATCGGCATAATTCTATTTTCCATAATTACCATTACATTATTTTTAGCATTTTTTAATTCTTCCCTTGTTAATGTCATTTTAAATTCCTCCTTAAAACCTGTCTTTTATTCCTAACGTTTAACGTTTTTCATGATTTCTTTTGCTTCTTCACAGCACTTACTTATTTTTTCTCTAGTGATTCCTTCGTAGTCGTAATTTGATTCCTTATCTTCCATGAAGTCGACAAACCATAAAAACCTCCTTGTATCTTCCCACTGTTTGACAAACTCTCCGTATTTACTCATTTCACGTATAAACCAGACAAGCCCTTCTCGTATATCTGTGTCAAAATGTAATTTGCCATTTTCATAATCGTAAAATCCATTTGAGCATGATGGAATCTCGCATCTTTTAGAACTGTCATTCATTTTTAATTCTCCATATAATTTTCCCCCGTTTACTGACTCACCATTCCAGAATGATGTTACCCAAATTATTAATCCATCTTCTCTGTAATACAGTGCTGCCTTTTCCGTTTTATCTTCGTATGGAAAAGAATATTCATATCCAGGTTTAAAACCGTTATTAGTTATAATCTCAATGAATTCATTCCAACTCATAGAAAAATGAGTGTCGTTATTTTCTTTTAATAGTTTGTTCTTATTCTGATTGTGTAAGAAACATAACCCCATCGACATACTTGCTTCATCTTCTGAAAACTCGCTCCAATGTTTGTTTCCAAATATTTTTTCTGCTTCGTTTAATGGATCAAATTCCAATGCTTCTTTTATTTTATCTCTCATGACAATTCTCCTTTTATATTTTTATACTTGAATTCTATTTTTCATCTTGAATATTTATCTATCATGGCACCCATTACCTGACGAGCTTCCTTGTAATTTAATAATACTTGTGGTTTCCCTTTAGCTTCAAATTCATACTGTAGAGGTAATCCATTCTTTGTATCTGGGTTGTAACACGTACCATAAAATATATAAGATTCTGGTTTATCATGTAACCAGATTGTAAATTCGCAGCCTATATATTTTTCAAACCATTTATTTGACATCTTATCACCATCCTCTTATATACATAGATAAATTTACAATTTTATTTGCTTAATATTTCTATAAAACTTCATTTTAAATCTAAAGATTCGTATAAAAAACCTTCCAATCACTATCATTGGAAGGTTTAACTACATTTAAAGACCCTATGTTAAAAGGCAGTTACATGCTACAATTCAATTCGAGAACTATTTGATGTCTAAATACTCGATTGCTTTATCTGTAAATAATACTCCATCTAAATGATCAGTTTCATGACATAGACACTTTGCAAGTTCATCAAAAGCCTCAATTGTAATGGCTTCTCCATTTTCATTAAGTGCCTTAACCAATACTCTTTTGGGTCTCCGCACTCTACCCCATATACCAGGACAACTTAAGCATCCCTCAATAACCAGTTGTTCTCCTTCAGATTCAACAATTTGGGGATTAACTAACTTTAATAAGCCTTGACCCATATCAATTACAACTAAACGGCGTAATATTCCGACTTGACATGCGGCTAATCCACCTCCATTTTCTGTGCTATACATTGTTTCTGCCATATCGCCAAGAATTTCTCTGATACGATCATCAACCATATCAACAGGTTTGCTTACTTTACGTAAAACATGATCATCAAACAGTCGAATTTCTCTTAGTGCCATCTGTAAACCTCCTACTGATATCCGCACGGGATTTTCGTTCACTTTCTTCAAATAAGAATACACTTTCAATCGGCACATTGAATACTTGTGCTATATCATACGCAAGCCATATTGAAGGCTCATTTTTTTCTGTTTCAATTGCATTTATAGCCTGTCTTGAAGTTCCGACTTTTTCACCCAATTGCTCTTGAGTCATACCCAATGCCTCTCGTAATTGACGAACCTTATTTTTCATTAAGTTTATTCCACCTTCTTATATGTAATGTTAACCTTACATTCAGATTTTATCACAATAAAATAGCCCTGTCAACTTAACCTTACATATTTTGAAAAATATAATTTGATCTATAAATCTAACTCCACCTCGTTTGGATTGTCTTCACAGTCCGACGGCAAATAACTAACTCCACCAACATAATTTTTACTGTTCATTTTCGCCTAGTGAAACCGTATCAGTTACAAGCCCCTTTGCCTTCGCAGCATTCACGATAAGGCTTATTAAACCATTACTGATAATTTTCAGTTCTTTATTTGTAAACTTCTCCATTACAATCTCCTTCCTGATTTTGAGCATAATAAAAGCAACCGGGTATATATTCTCCGATTGCTCACCATTAAACGTGCATTTTATCTTAATATCCAACAGGATAACTTTTCCTTCCCCCTTGAAATAAGTATCCATACTTCCGTTGATCCTCTAACCATTCCTCTTTTGTTGCCATCTTGTCAATCATAAATTCAACATCTCTCCCATTTGGCAAGTCATCAAAGAATCTTACAGCAAGTTCCAACGCTTCTTTTTCGTCATACCCCTTTTTCTGTATTAACTTTCCTGCTTTTAAAACACTATTATAGGTTTTTCGTTTCATACTCCCTCCATTCCTTACCAAAAGAAAGGCACAATTTATTCTATAATTTCAAAGTTGCTTTCTTTAATTTTATTGCTACATACCATTATTCTGCCTTTTTTATTAACCAACCAATCAGTAGGTGATATTACCGTTTTTTCTTCAGGAAACCTTAATCCATACACATGTATATTGGGTATAATATGTCTTATACTTAAATTCCGATATTTTCTAATGATATTTATTATCTTAGAATAATTATCACCAGTATATTGCATCATTTCACATTCGTAATCTGCAATAATATTTCTTGCTTTCACAACAGTCGACCTCTTCTTTCTCTTGAAATGTGAATTGCCACTGGTTATTTAAACACTGGAAAACTATCTTCATTTTCCATTGCAAAGTAATTATGGGCCTCATAATCATCAATTTCTATTACAGAGCACACACATTCATATCCAAGTTCTTGCATATCCTCCTTACAAAACTCTTCAGCTTCTTTAATAGAAGGCTCTCTAATTCCAATAATGCAAATAGAATAAGTATCGCATGGCGTATCAGGGTATTTATCGAAATGTTCCTGATTGGCCTTTTCTTCATGACCAAATTCAATTTCAAAATATCTCGTTTCCATATTTCGCACCTCCATTTCCAAAGGAAACTTACTTTTTATGCTGACTTATCTTCCAACAAGTTCATACTATTGTTTCCATCGAATAAATAATACTTAGTATCACTCATGACCTTTGAATACTCCTTCTCACCCTCAAATTCGTTTACTACAGCTTTTTCTTCTGCCGTCATATCTTTATATTGCTTTTTGCCATAAGAAGGTGGAAGCCAGCCTTTTTTCTGTGATCCGAATATGTTGAACTTCTTCAGTAGCTCTGGATTAGTAAATGTAATATGACAGGTTCCTTTCTTATAAAAGGTAATATTAAAATATTTTAAAACGATGTTCTTCGTCTCTCCGTACTCTTCTGCAAATTTTAAGGTTTCCTCTAAATCAATTGCATCCGTCAAGCCTCCGTCAAGATAGTTAAAACATTTCTCAATGTCTTGTAGTTTCCCTTTAACCTTATAATCTGTAGGGTAATATCTATTCCAAAAAGAATCATACCCAGCTAATGGTATAATTACTTTTTCATTTATAAACCAACTTTTATTGGTCTTCCACCCATTATAATAATGGATATTGCTTGATGTGTCTTTGTCCCAATAATGTTTATGGCTCAATTCATCAAATAAGGATATAATAGTTTCTTCTACTCCAGAAACTACTTTCTTTTGCATCTCAATTTTTAATTCGTAAATATTATATAAAGAAAAATCATAATCTTTTAAGTTCTCAAGTCTATTATAAAAATCCTGTCTTAAGTTCTCGGTAAGCTGTCCGATAAATTTTTCATTATGAAAGAGTGCGTTCCAATATTTTCCACGCACTTCTCTTATGAACCCATTCACAGATAATTTATTACTGTATTTATCTTTATTTGTAGATAAATCTAAGCTCAAAATGCAGCCACCCTTCTGAACTGTTTCGCCTGTCTCTTCATCTTTTCCGAAAGAAGTCATAATCAAAGGATACATGGCATTATATTCCTTGATTAATTTAATTCCCGCTTCTACCTCTAAATTGTATTGACTTACGATAGACTTAAACAAATCGTTTTCTACTAGATATGCGCTTTCAGTCTGCCCATATTCCTGCTGTTCTTTTGCTTTTTTGAGCCCATCAAAGATAAATGATTGTCTTTCAACTTCCGGAAGTTGTACCTTTATTAATGCAATTTCAACATCTGTCTTTCGTTCTGCGTCCGCAAAAGCATTTCTTATATATTCAATGTCTGCATGATATTCTTCTAGCAGCCTAACAAGCGTTATTCTGTCATTGCTGCACTGATTTCTAAGCGTTTCGGCATTCAGCAAACAAACAATGGCACCGCCGTTTCTCTTCTGCATTTCTAAAGCCTTTAATAAGTGTTTACAGCCATTAGAAAAAGGAGGATTCATAATAATAAGGTCGTACTCTTTCATTGTGTCGTATGTCAAGAAATCATTGTGAACTAGCCGATATCCTTTACCTTTAAGTATGTGTCGCAAATTTTCATCTTGTTCTATGCAATCAATATCAAAAGAAAACTTTGACCAACGATCAGACATGCGGCCCTCTTTCTCCTTAATTTTTTCTATTATGTCACCCTTCCCGGCCTCTGGCTCTAAAATACTTTTGATCCTGTTAAAGTCCAAAGAAAAGAGCATCTTTTCAATAAGATGCCCTGGCGTTGGGTAAAAATCTGCATTTGATGTAAACATTGTTTTTCTCTCCTATACAATTAGTTTTTCAGTTGGATCATATTTAAAAATGAAACCGTCCTTTAAACTGCTATGATATCCTTGTATTTTTGCAAGTTCTCGTTTGACCTCTGCAAATTCCTGTTTTGATAATTCATTTTTTACTTTTACAATATAAATAACTTTTTTGTTATCAAACGGGCTTTTATCCTCCATGATATCATACTCAATAATTGGTTTAACCTTTTCTTTAGGCTCTTCTGGTGGAGTTTCTGTTCTTATATATTCTTCTGCTTCTGGTTTACTCGATAAATCAGAGTTTAATAATTCTATTGGATTTGATTTGAATATAAAGCCATGTTTGAAGCGAGAATAGTAACCGCCGATTGACTTCATGTACTGATTTACTTTTATATACTCTTCACGGTCTAACTTTTCTACAACTTTTACAACCCATATTTTAGAATTGTCTCTTGTGTCGGTGTCTTCCGCAATATCGTAAGTACAGTTATTATCAATGCTTTCTATTTCCTTACAAGCTTCTGTTTTTGTCTGACTAGATGCATTATTGATTCTTGCCGTTTTTTCCACTACTTTGAAATCACTTGATACTTTACATCCAAAATAATAGAAATCAACGTGAAAATAATCGGTCATAGCGTCGCAATCGTTGTAATTGTAGCTATTTACTTCTCTATTTACATCCTCTATGACCGCCGATGTTCCATCATTATACACTTTGTAAAAATCAGATTTGTCCCAAGCTTCAAGAATGGCTGTTTTTAATTCATGGTCAAACCATGAATCTTTATTGAATAAATGGTTTGCTCTAAGTTGCCTATGAATATTGTTAATATCATCTTTTGTCAACTCGTCATAATTCTTATATAATCCGTGAGGTGCTTCTTTTAATTCGATATGAATTTCTGAACACATAGAAGCGTGTGAATATCTTATTGAAAATTTATAAGTCGGATATATTTCTTTTACATAAGTTCTAATTAATGAGGCAACTTCTTTTGTAGAACGGCTCCAATCGTGTTTTGAACCTTTCCAACCATACGCGGTATAAAATTCGCTTCTAGTGCTGTCTGCTGTTTCTTTAGTGGGTTCCGGTGCTGTTACGTTGTATTTGTACTTCCAGATAGGAAAAAGCTGATCATATTCGCCGTTAATCGCTTTCATGACTTCTGGATCGCCGCCAGCGTCTGGGTGATTCTTTCTTGCCAATGCCTTAAACTGATTCTTTAAATCCTCAAATGATTTTATATCTTTAAAATGCTTCATAGTTCCACCTTTTACCTTTCATTATGTAAGTTCATTTATTCCCACTATAAAAGCCACCGGAACGCTGTCCGATGACTTCTGACTAGAAATAATATTATTTATCCCATACAATAGAATCTATCTCGCACATGTCGTTAGCATAACCCACATATTTATTGCCAGGATAACCAACGCCCTTTCCCTCAAATATCGGGAAACGTTTAAAATCCGCAGACGCTCCGCATATGAACATATTTCTTTTAGCTAAATACTCAACAAGATTTTTATGATTTTCATTACATGTTATAATCTTTGTTCTTAGCTCCTCTCTCATTTCTCAACCTCCAAATAAAAGAATAGTTTCAAAGACTTATCATATATTGATCGTCATTCTGTTTTACTGTAAAGCTAAAGCCTTGAAAATAATCTGCAAGTGATTTATCATCAATAGTCACTTTCCCGTCAAAGCGCAAACAATCAATTAAAAACCCCATGTTCTTATAAGTATCGTAAGACAATTTTCTTTTTTCTAACTCTGAATCGGAATCTATTTTTTGATAATCATGCAACATATTATTAAATATCTCCGCTGTTTTGTCTGTATGTTTAAACATTTCTCTCATTTTTATCCACTTTCTACCTCGCATTTAACCAAGGATTTATTTGAAATAAGAATTTTATTCAGCCATCGCATTTATATATTCGCTATCATTCCATGTAAAAATACAATTTTTGTATACATCTTCCATATCAATTTTCATAGAATCGAAATTCACATACCGAATGCATTTTTTAATTCCCACAGACTTTATATACTCCATAGTACCGCCCTGAACACTGTATAATTCTTTATTATGAATGTGTCCAAAACAATCGCGTTCCACCTTTAAACTCGCATAGTGTGGTATTCCATTCAATGTACCAATATTAATTAATTTTTCCATTATAGATCCTCCCTCTATATGCTTACGGACTTGTGACCGCTTGATTTTTGTCAAGTTCATTAAAGCAGCCATGATAGGCTGCTCCACTCTGCTGATTATTAAGATGCTCTTTGTTGCGTTTGTAACCACTTCTGAAAATTTTTATTTTCTGCCATGTAATTTTCCATCCATACTACATGCATCTGACCCTCCGTTAATATGGAGTTACCAAACAAATAATAATTCATCTTGCCACCTTACTTTCTAAATCAAATTCGGTTTTTATCTGCTTTCTTTAAATGTTCCACAACTGAAGGAATTTAACTTGTTGACTGCATCATCTTCAGTTTCATATATAGAAAGAAAATATACCTTACAATTATCGTACAGTGAATACAAAGTTAATGTAAATTCATCCACTTTTTGCGTAGCGCCTTTGTATGGGAAGCCATAACCCTTTTTAATCGTTGCCATATTTTCATAATCATCAAAAAATTTTTTCATGTGTCCTACCTCCCATCAAATAATCGTTTTATCTTTCTATAAAAACACACAATTTTTTATTTGCTTCCATATATTTTTTTAAATCTTTCATTGTTCCGCTTCCATTACTAAAAGCGCCCGTAATTCTTTCTGTATCCCATTTTACACAATAACCATCTTCTATTGCTTTTTCGATTGATCCAAACTTTTTTATATATTCTTTATAAACTTCAAAAATCATGTCTCACCCTCCGTTATGGGTTTTGTACCCATATCAATGTATCGTTAAAATATATTTTTCCGTCCGTAGTTTGCGTTGTTTTGTTCAATACTCTTTCAAAATTGCTAGAAAAGGAAATTTTCTTTCCATTGTCAAATAGATAGTAGGTGTTTCTTTTCATAACTATCATTATTAATTCCTCCCTATGAAATGGATATTTCCTTGTTATCTCTCCCAGTAGTAACCGTTACCATCACTTAATACAATCTGTGCTCCATAATCGCTTACCTGAATATCAACAACTTGATTCATGTTGATGGTGTCCGTATTAGTAAGCTTACCGACGAAAAAAGCACTAATTACAAATGCTGCGATGATAATCATGTTTTTGGTTTTCATTTTATGACCTTCTTTACTTTTTTAATAATAAAAATGGACTCATAACATTTGACCGTTACAAGTCCTATAATCAGCCAGTAAATTCCCAAGACGGAATAAATTCTTTCACAGCTTTAAAATCTTTTGGATTTAAATCATGATAGCTTCCAGAGCAATCATACTTTCTTTTGACCTCGCCCCATAAGTTCTGGAAATACAATTTGTTATACCGTTTGTATTCCTTTGTGCCCTTGCCACCAAGTAAAAGACAAATTCTTTCTTTTGCAAGACTATATAAAGCATTTTGTTGTGCCTTGTTAATTGTTGAGTTATCAATCAAGGATTGAACATTGTCTTTTAGATTTTTGATTTCTTGTTTCAAATCAATGATTTCTCCCTGTATGCCGAGAGAATCAAAAAATTCCGCTTTCTTCTCTTCTGTTCCCATAAAATAATTATGAAGAACCTCCTGTGCTTCTAGTTGATAGCGGATAAGTTTTGCCACAACTGCCGGATTTTCTCGCTGCATTGTAGGTGTTAATGGAAGCTTTGCAAGCCACAACGTCACAAGATCCTCTTTAATTACAAGCAATTCCTGTTCGCCTCCGTTTGTAAGGTGTCTCAAATTTGTGACTCCTTTACTCAATACCAGATCTTCTTGTACATTCATTACTTGACGTCTGGCCTGTGCGTCTGTCAGACCAATGTCACGACATGTTTTTCTTACTGCCAGCCATACTTGACCATTTGTATCTTTGACACCTAATAAGGTATCATTGTAAAATTGTATTTCTTTTACTTCTTGCTTCACTGTATATCATTCCCTTCATAAAATTTTATCTTTAACAGATATTCATGCAAACGAAAAGGCAAGTCATTATTTTATACTTGCGCACTACTGAAACAACTTGCTTTTATACTGTATCACAGACAGGGAAAGCATATCTATTTTGATTTAGTCTACTACTTGCTACCAATCCAGGTTTTACGCTTTTGCCCGACTTCCACAAAATCCTTTTGCCATATACTGTGATGGTGTATTTTCGCTTGCATTGTATAACTGATAAAACTGTGTTACTTCTTATATAAAACAAGCCTACTGGCCTTAATTCAATTTATTGCTTATTTATTTCTATACCGCTTTTTGTCTGCCTCTATAGGTAGTTGCTTCCGTCTTGCCTATAGTCTTATAGCGGTTTATATTGTCCTGCCTAACGTCTTCTGGTTTCTTCCTACTATCCTTTACGGTATAGCGTTTACATATTTCATACGTTGCGGATTTATTCTGTTTTCAATGTCGTGTAGGCGGATGCCCTACTCGTGCCACTTCAGCCGAGTGTTCCAAAATGGGGACCATCTAAGAATTGTTTTAGATAAGCGATTAACGGCTTATTGCATTGTTAATCGGTATAGGTGTTACTAGATTGTAATTCTCTGTTTGATTTGGGAAACTCTCTGCCAGAATTGACAGATTGCAAGAAATGTGATAATCTCAACTTGTGAATGGTGAGCACATTTCTATGTGTTTCCCTTTGGGATCGGCAGGAAGTTGGTAGCTTCCCGCCTTTGGTGATTAACTTATGTATTCCAGGTACTCGGATTCAGTGGCAAATAGTTGGTAGCTATTATTTACGAAACCCATGTAACCGGAAGGAACATAGTAGCCTTTGGGCATTTATATCACCTCCCAATATGTAGTTGGTTAGGGTCTGGCAGTTGGTAGCTGTCAGGCTCTTTTCCGTCCTAAGTGGGGCAAGTATCATCACTTGTATTTGTTTGTGCCTTCTGAAGTTTCTAAGGATACTCTTCAGTCCTTACTCGTACCGACACATGGCACGCTTATTTGTTTTCGTTACCCTTTATGGCAACTTAGGAAGTATCTAGGCTTTTTAATATCAGGCACCCTATAATAGGATGTGTTCCCTAGTTTTATTCATTATGTTCGCTCCCTACCTGCATTTTCTTGCCGTTCTACGTAGGTTGACGGCCTCTGAAAAGTGTTACGCCGTTTTCAACGCTCCATTGCGTGTACAATCTGTTTTTAATGGTAGGTGTACAAGCTACCAGTGATAGCACAACTATGAGGCATTGCTATTCATGAGCCTATGTCCGTTCATAATGGAAACAAGTGATCCACTTGTTGAGAGCCTAGTCAGGAATTGCACCTGATAGAACGCTTGTCGTTTAGGCTTGTATCTTATGAATAGTAGTTGTCAATATGGGTTTTGACTTCCTCCATAGTGGTGTAGCCTGATTCAACTATCTCATCAAGGATTTGTTCTACGTCCTCGTTATTTCCGCCAAGTGAGATAATATAAGAAGTAATTTCTTGTTTGAATTCGTTTGTCATGGTGTGACCTCCTTGTATGTTACTTGTTTGTGTATTTCGTTTGCCTTACCTTTATCTTATGTACTTATTATACTACGAATAACGTAGTATGTCAATACTTTTTCGTAATATTTTAACGTTATTTGTACTTTTATTTTAGTTATTTGACAGAAATACTACGAATAGAGTATAATGATTATTATCATTTATGGGAGGTAATGCAGATGTTAAAAAGTAACCTGAAAGTACTACTTGCACAAAACGATATGACACAAAGCAAACTGTCAGATTTGACAGGTATAAGACCTGGTACAATAACCAATATAGTGAACAATAATATAAAGCAAATACCAGTTGATGCGGTATGTAAGATATGCGAATTGTTAAACTGTGATATTGGAGACATATGGTATTATGTAAAGGACAAAGACTGACTTATGAAGTATGATGGAAATATAGATGATATTATGAAAGTGATAGAACATATAAAAATAGATCACGACATAAGAAATACGGATATTGCAAAGGGAATGGGTAAAAGTAAACAGACTGTCAGCAATTTATTGAATGGGCAAACCGGAAACATTACCCTTAATACACTAGTTGCATTGTGTGATGCTGTTGGCTGCGAATTGCATATTGATATTATAAGGAAGAACGAATAAAGTTAGACCAGGAAGCAGATCAGAAGGATTGATGTTTTACTGGCTGAAAGGGTAAATGATATGAATGTGTGGTAATGAATCACACTAGTATACTAGTCTATTATCCTTTGATAAATTAGTCAATATATCCGAACATACTGGCAAAAATTATTGTGTATGCAATTCAAATGAACCCGTGTATATTTCGTTGTAAAACAACAAAACCAGATGAGTTTCATATAGTTATAGATACTATATGTCATTGTGTAAGAATATATAAAAGTGAAGAAATAACAGAAGTTCACTTTTTTGCTTGATTTACAAGGCTTTTATGGGATTCCTGATGGGTGGGGGTAGGTTTACATTTTATGAATGGTTCCTGCATCTTCAAAAGCTCCTATCATATCCATCCACACATAATATTATAAATTGAACACCGAATACAAACAATTAACAAAATCACTTCGATAGCACCTTCGGGACAATCACCACTAAACCCAGCAAAATCAGTACTTATAAAGTTTTCAGACAATTAAATATCACATCGAAATCCTATAATATCACCTCTAAAACTCCAAAAACCATTGATTTATCAAGCTTTCCCCGAAGTTTCCTCATTTTAGCCAAAATCAGCTCCACGTCTCATAAAAATCACTCATCACATATCAGCCATAATCCCAGGATAATCAATGCTTTTCCTCGTTTTCTAACCTAAAATTATCACATCTACCGAAGTACGATTTAAAAACATATAAAATTCACACAGGCAAGTTGCTTTTAAATTGATCACAATTACATTCAAAATGGAGAAATATATATCAGCCACACATAATCCATCATAGTACAAACATAATAAGAACAAAGGGAGGATATATAATGACTCATGACGACATTTATGATATAATGATAGAAAATCTTACAAAAGAGTGGGAACTTTCTATGATTAATCAAATACCGAGAGAAAAATGGGAAATACCCCAATATTCAAAATCTGAAATTAACAAAGCAGGGAATACAGTTGCTAATCCAAATATATTTGCAGAAGAAAGACATGCGGCTTTAGAAGTACTTAATAATTGGAGATCTTCACATGCTTACCCCTTACAAGTGATATCTAGCAATTTAAGATTACGTAATCAAAATGCAATTGTAGTTCAACGTCTTAAAAGACTGGAATCCATTATAGGAAAACTCGAAAGATTTCCAGATATGAATTTGTACAGAATGCAAGATCTTGGAGGTTGCAGGGTAATAGTAGATACTATTGAACAAGTGTATGATACTTTAAATAAATATAAAAACTCTCGTATTCGCCATATCTTAAAGCGAGAAAATGATTATATTCAAAATCCTAAAACATCAGGATATCGCTCTTATCATATGGTATATCAGTTTCAAAGCGATAAGAAGGAAACATATAATAAAAATATGCTTATCGAAATTCAATTCAGAACAAAACTACAACATATGTGGGCAACTGCCGTAGAAATGATGGGTATATACACAAAATCACAATTAAAAGCCAGCCTTGGAAATGAGGATATATTGAGGTTTTTCGTATTAGTATCATCTGTATTCGCAACCATGGAAAATACACCAGTAGCACCAAATACTTCAGATGATCTTTATGAGCTTATTCTTGAGATAAAAGAAATTGATAATAGATTAAATATTGTATCAAGGCTAAGTGCGTTGTCTGTTGCTATTAATCACGTAAATAAAAATGCGAATCTAAAAAAGAACGGATACTATGTGTTACAGCTTAATTATGGCAAAAAATTATTAAGAGTTAACTCTTTTTCAAAAAGCCAGGTTGAACTTGCAACATATGTATATAACAAAATAGAAGGTTTAAACAATCCAGACTTAGATGTGGTTCTAGTATCGGCCACATCATTTGATGCCCTTAAAGCGGCATATCCAAATTATTTTACTGATATATCAGGCTTTGTCGACATGATGAGGGTAATCTTAAAATAATTAATAGATAATAGGTAAGTAATATACTTACCTATTTTTTATTAATTATTTTTCTCTCTCGCAATTAAACCACATCTCTCCCCTACTCTATCAAATCTAAAAGTAATCATTTTATTATTCCAACAAATGCAAATGCACATGAACAAATACCGCCTATACAATGGGGGTATTTTTACATTAAAACAGATAATCACATATTACACCACTACTCTCCTATTTAATGCTTCCGGTAAAATATCTCATCAATAATCAAAGGAATCATTACAGAAATAGAGAATTAGATATCAGATACTTAATCACAATTTTGGAAAGCACCTAATAAGGAGGTATTTCACTATGAAGTTTTATATCAGAGAGTTACCACAACAACAATATCATTATCAATCATCTGATCACTCTGTCTTACCAAAAAACACAGCTCCAAAGCCAGGTGATATGTGGCAGAGTCAATGGTCTGATTACCATATTGATAGAGTTACATACTCTAAAGATGGATTAGTCGTATTTGCCACTAAGGCTGGATTACAGAAATGTAGAAGTGATATCTGTTACAGAGTTAGGAAGAAATTATAAAAGGTAAGTAGAGAATAAATCATGTACCAAAATACACTTTTAATTGATACTAGCAAATAAATAAAAACAACAACCAAAACACGAATTTTAATTGCGAAGCAAATATTCTTCTCTTGATAATATGAGTCTATCTTGATATTGACCTACACAAATCCACACCTGGGAGGTACCCAAATGAGGTTGGGTTTTACTTTTAGGTACATGTGGGAGGTACCCAAACGCATTTTTCTTTAACACACTAAAGTGTATGGTTTGAAAATTGGATTCTAAAGAAATGAAGTGAAATTGATTTTAAGTAGAGAATGATACAAATAAGGACAATCTTATCTGGACTGTCCGACAAGCAACTATTACATATTTTATAAGAAAGGACTTTACATTGAAGAAATTAAAAATTGACCCTGAATTACGTGATCTATTACCACCTCTTACAAGCGATGAGTATAAGCAGCTTGAAAAAAACATTGTTGAAAACGGTTTCGACATAAACTTTCCAATTATGGAGTGGCGTGGCTTTATCGTAGATGGACATAACCGTTACAACATTTGCAATAAGCACAATATCGATTTCATTTACGGGACACTTGCGTATGAAACAAAAGAAGAAGTTATGGAATGGATGCTTGATATCCAGTTGGGGCGTAGGAACCTCTCACCTATACAAAGAATTGCTGTAACTGAAAAGTATCGTCCTATATATGAGAGACAGGCAAAAGAGAATCAATCCAGAGCGGTTTCAGAATCTAATAGAAACAGAGCAAATTCATATCCGTCAAATTTGACGGAATTGGATAATAATAATTTTAAAATACGAGAAAATGAAACAAATTCTAAATTGGCAAAAATTGCAGGTGTCAAGCCAACACTTTATAAGATGGGCGCAAAAGTTCTTAGTTCTGATAATGAAGAAGTAAAAAAACGTGTTTTATCTGGTGAAACATCAATTAGCGCTGGATATAAAGAGTTAAATCAGAAAAAACAGGAAAATGAAAATAAGAATGGAGAAAGTAATTATACAACCACATCTATGTCGGATAACAGTTCACATATTAGTGATGAGGTAAAACAAATCTGCGCAGATTTAAAAACAGAAAAAACAAAAGAGTATCTTGATTCTGTGTGGGACTATGAGATTTCCGTTATTGAGTGCATGAATGCTGATTTTGACATGTATTTTGGAGGATTTAAAAGTATTTTACAAGAAATGGAGGGTCGAGTATCTAAGTCAGAATTAGACAAATGTATAACCAACGCCGAGAACATTGTGGAGAAAATGTTATTAGCCATCGAAGAAGCAAAAAATATTAAATTAAAAATGGAGGACTAAAAATGTTAATTAAAAAAGAGTACAAAAATATTCCAATTGATGATCTTGAGTCTATGTCTGATTATCAAAGGCCTCTTGATATGACTTTTATCGAAGAAAAAAGCAAACCAGGAAACTTTGATAAAGACGCTGTTGAGTGTCCTAAAATAAGCGTGAGAAACGATGGAATTAAAAAAATGGGGGACGGACAGCATACAGTTGCTATAGTACGACGTGTTGGTTGGAAGTCTATACGTTGCGAATTAAGATATGGATTAACAATTAAAGAAGAAAATGATTGGTTTGCTCAGGAAAATACTAAACGTAGACCACAAAATAGCAAGAGAATCTTAACAGCGCAGATCAATGGTACATATGAAAAAAATAAAGATGAACAAGATTTTTATGAATGTCTTAAATCTTTAGGATATAAATTAAATATTTACGGTGAAGAGACTGGAAGTGATTTTAAAATCAATTGCTCAGCTTCATTGCTGTCATTATATAAAGATTATGTTAAACAAGATAAGAAAGATAAATTTGTAGAATGTATGGATATACATAAAACTTGTTTTAAGGGAAATCCAATATCTTTACAATGGAGTTTCTTACGAGGGATGTTTGATTTTTATGAAATATATTCCGAAAGCTTCGATAAAAGTAGATTTGTTTCTAAACTAATTGAATGGGACTCATCAGATATAAGAAAAGATGCGGAAAAAGATACATATACAGACAAGATGTCAACAAGATATGCTAGGGTTTTTGTTTCAAAATACAACGCAAGTCTTGCAAAAAACAAACGCCTAAAAATGAGTAAACTTGAAGATTAGGTGAGGTGACACGTCTTGCCTAACTATGTAAAGATCCCAAGAGAAATAATATACAACAAGGATTTATCTGATAAACGAGTGATTATCTTTTCATATTTATGTGCAAGGCGATCTTTAGATGACACGGTGGCGTTCAGTACAACTGAATTATGCCACTGGTCACATCTAAAACCCAACTATAGAGATGGAAAGATTAATCAAAAGAATTATGAAGTTTTAGAAATGCTCTCTCATTCCGGCTATTTCGTCAATTTCCCAGACTTTGAAAAACTGAAAATTGAGAAGAAGAATTCAAATGAGTATCAGTTAATCAACATTGATATATCAAAGTTTGATGTACCTGATAATTTTGGGATTATATATTTTGATGAATTGGACAAGATTTTGGATTTCAAAGGAGAATTAAAAGATAGTGGTATTGATTTATCCAGAATGTCATCGGCTTATATCCTCCTACTACTATCCTACCTACGTGTGAACATGAACCGCCACGAGGACAAACCACTATGCTGCTATCGCCATTACAAGAAAATATCAGATGATATCGGACTATCTGAGCGATACATCGGAAGAATTGTGGAAATATTAGAGTCTTTGAAAATTATAAAATGCGTAGAAGTGAAGAGAAATAGGTATGAGAAAGACGATGGAAGTTATGGATTTATCACCGGCCCAAAAGTATTTGCGGATTACAGACGTTTTGTAAAAGATGAAAACGGAAACGTAAGATTAGATAAAAATTATGACCATATGTCAGAAATTACAAAGCAGTTAGAAATATTAAATGGAGCATAGGGTAACAGAGAATAAATACGTGTAACCAAACAATCAATGGCTCACCAGAAAGGCGGTCAATGATGCGAGAAATAATCACAAAAATTGAATATGAGAAGGAGAATTACAAATTACATGACAGGAACAAATACATATGCAAACAGAAAACATAGAACTTATGGAGGTGAAATTTCACTAGAAGATTTTAACACTACTCTCCCTAATAAAAAGAGAATTAATAACCAGATTAATGCCGATAATTTGCATTCATCACTAGAAAATAAGAAAGTTAAAAATATTGAGGAGAGAAAGTATAAAAATATGACACTTGAAGAATTAAGAGAAATGAAAATTGTATCAAATACAAATGGACGCCCATCTTCTACTTTAACAGATGAAAAATGGCAAAAGGAATTTAATGTTAGAAAATTATTTAATCAAGAATATTCAAAAGAGGTAAAGAAACTTGGCGGCAAAGGTTCAAAAGAATCAGGCTTGTGGAACGAAGAAACAAAGGGGGATTACCATGGTTGTACTAATTGGCAGCAATATTGTGCTTTCATAAATGATGTATTGAGTAATATTCGTTCCGGGCAGGTTGACTATTGTTATTACATATATCAAATTATGGATCTTGCAAAGTTTTACTTTGGTAAAGAACAGTTGAAGACCAAGTATCGTGATGGATATTGGGAAGTGTGGTTAGAGAATGCGTAAAATCAACGGCAAAAGGAGAAAATATCAAGCTAGTAAAACTACATAGAATCTGTTTTAATCTTAAAATTTCAATAACTACCATTGTACAGAAAATTTCACTACATTCAATGGAGAAATACTTACTTAACAAACATGTATTTAAAAATTCAATATTAATCAATAAATAGAAAGGAAGACAAAAATATGCTTAGATACGAAACAGAGGCAAATGTAACAGTTTCAATTGATTTACAGAATGGTTATTCAGTCATTGCAATGGCGAGGTGGGATAACGAGAAAAAGAAATACTACACCACTCTTCTACTACATGAAAATACTGTGAGTAAGTGGGATTTGATTGAAGAGGCAGCAAACGTAGAAATCGAGTCGGATATGAAGACAATCAAAAGGGATATGGCTCAGTATGTAACTGATCTTCTTACAGATGGATTCTTTAAGAAATACATAGACAGATATGAATATGAGCTGAAATGCTTCGATAGGGGTTTCGAAGTTTTAGCAAGAGAAAGACTAGTTGTTAACGATATGGAGGTGAAATCATGAGTAAATGGGCAATTAGATTTGCAAAGAGACTGATTGGAAAATATGAACCTGGTTATGAGTATTTGGTGAAACTAAGTGATATACATATTACGCCACAGTTTAGGCGGTCGATAATTAAACCGGCTAAATATAAAAGAAAATGGCAGTTCTACCATAGAAACGGATATTGCGAAAGCAGAATCGCGCTGAATAAGGATTTTGTGCTTGTCGATGGACTAAGTAGTTATCGGATATATAGAGCAGCTGAAGGGATTGATTGTAAGGTTCCAGTGTGGTTTGTGGATTAATAATAGATAGAACTCAAGTAATGGATACAAGAACGTTTTTAAGATAGGGGTGAGGTGCAATCAATAATGCTCAATATACGCTTGTAAAAATACCAATCAGTATACTAATAAAGCAGGATTTCAATGTTTCTATTGATAAAAAGGCTGAAATTGAAAACGAGTACTTAATAGAACAAGGTGATTCACTATTGTTTGACCAAATAGAAAAGCTACGCGGTAGAAAATCTACACATATAAGTGAAATAATCCTTATGGTTGCCAAAAAAAATCCAAAGCACGAGTCGGCCTTACGGCAAATATTAGATACTGGATTTACATATAATGGTGTTCACTATACTCGCTTTGGTAAATCGGCATCTCAGGGGAAGGACGGAATAACAGCTTTTGTTTGCGATGAGATATTTGATGAACTATATATAATAACCCAGATGGACATTGAGATTACTGAATGTGTCATTTCTAAATATGAATCACAAAGATGTTTATTATTCAGCTCATGCACATTGATCAAAGATTATATGCCACGAATTATAATAGTTGATGAGTACGAAAAGATAATCAAACATCAGTGGATTAAGTATGTAGTAGAAAAAGAAAAAGAGTTTGTGGATAAAGAAACTGGAAAAATAAAGAAATATAATTCCAGAGAAATTGAGGAAGGTTATCGAGATATTAAAATTTCTCCTTTTGACGGAAGTGGTTGCCATGAAAAAGAATTTGTGGAAAAAGTAAGCTCACAGATAGGTCTTGATTATGACGCAATCGGTTCACAAGTACGAATTCCACTCATGAAAGGCTATTCAGTATATGTTCCATTTAGAGACATTTTTAGAGAGTGGGGATATGAATACATAACCGATATATATGGTAAGCGGCATCATATAGACGATGTAGATTGTATCTGGAATACATCTATGTTTAAAGGCCACAAAATTTTCAAAGAAAAATATGGCAACGAGGCATGGACTGAATACATGAAAACAGTTAACAAATATGGTTTTAGCCTTGGTATAAGCAAATACAGTCATCATGTTAAACACTTAAACAAATATACACGCATGAACTTTCAGTATTTGCAGTGCCTGGATCTGTGGAATAAGAAATACGTAGATTATTATAACAGTGGGACTGATGGTGTTTATGATGTTCTCGATAATAGCAATGATGGTAAAATAATTAAATTGGCAAGATATACGACAGAACTATTTGAAAAAATAATTAAAGGTGACAAGTTTTATACCTATAAATTCATGGGTATAAACAACACTGAATATTATGAACCAGAAAGCAAATATCTAGAAGCTGCTATGATAAATGATGTTATGTTAAAAGATCCTGCCGTCAAGCAATTTATATATCGCAAGCTAAAGAAGTCTATTGATGAGATGAAGGTTGGAAAAATATATTGCTCTGGATTTTATCATACCGGTGTTGGCGATATGTACGGGTATTTACAATATGTTGTTGGTAAGGAGCCGGTGGGCTGCTTAGGAGAAAGAGAATTATATAGTGGGAACTTTAATATCGGAGATTGTGTGTCATTTAGATCACCATTGGTTGACCCATCAGAGGTAAATAAGGTTAAAATTGTTCAGAACGAAATCACATCAAAATGGTTTAGCCATTTTAAAGACCAGGATGTTGTGATGTTCAATATGAATGATATCTCTCTGCCACAACAGGGGGGTGCCGATACGGATGGGGATATTTTCCTGTTGAGCGAAGATAAAATCCTCGTATCCTCTAAAATTGAAAAGCCGATAATATTAGATATAGAGGATAAAGTGACTGCAAAAGCAAAACCATATACAAAGGAAAATATCATCGAATATGAGGTTATGACAAGAGATAATCGTATTGGGGAAATAACTAACGTCGCCACAAGTATTGAAAACAGATATGCAGTAAATGATGACATCAAGAAGTTATATTCAGACTATTCTTCTCTTTTAAGAGTGTTCCAGGGTAAAGAGATTGATTTTATCAAAACCGGATTTAGGTGGCATATGAATAGTGGACTGCGAAAGTATATGAAGCAATTACCATATTTTCTACTCTTTAATTATCCTAAAAAAATGAAAACCTTTTTTTCATTGCGTGAAAAAAATAAAGGTATAGAAAAATCAGAAGACAAGGTAAAGCTAAATGCATACTTCTCTCCTTCCCCCATGAATGAGTTATGTGATTATATTTGCACGTGGGAAAAGAAAAGAGTTTTATGGGACAATGACATTAATAATTTAGTTGATACAAGATGTTTGATTATAGATAATGATTTAGATCTATCCAACAAAAGGGTGATGAGGATATGCAGGAGATACATTAATGATTATGCGAGCGAAATCAGGAAGCATTTAAATGTAAGAGATAACTCGGCTGGTAAACATGATAGTTTTCCAATGGGTCTTCTGATTGATGAGTTTAAATCAAGAATCACCAAAGATTTAAACATGGACGAAAATTTAATTGCTAATTACATAATTAAGGTATCTTATAGTAGTCTTTCTATTAGCAAGTCGCTAGCTTGGTCTGCATATGGGGAATATATTATTCAAAATCTTAAGAATAATACAAATCCTAAAAGAAACATTTCCATAAAAGAAGTTCCTTATAAAACAAACGATTCATATGAATATCTAGGTAAATTTTATGAGTTTGAGGTGGGTGATACATATATACGATAGTAATGAAACATATTTGTACGAAATAATTGAGGACTATAAGGAGGCTGGGTCAGAAGAAGAAAAGGACAAAATATTCAAAACGTTCTGCTCTTCTATCTGGTCTTCCAATAATAAAAGACGCATTTACACAAAATCAATAAAGTTTAATGTAAGAAAAGATTTATTGGAAACAGGTTTGGGACAAGTATTTAACGCTTGGTCAAGCGTAGAATATAAATACTATAAATCAATGACAAAAGATGAAAATTGGTGTTCTATCATTAGGCAAAAAATAAATAATATCTATACCAGATATTTTGATAAAGAGATTATTCTGTCAAAAGAATATATGGATTTATTGAAAACACCAAAGAAATTGTATTATCAATGGATTGGCGGAAATGAATTTGAGGTATTATGTGTGACAGATATAATAGACAATTCAATTCAAGACTCTATCGTAGTCAAAGAAAAATTTCAAAAACAAAAGATGGAATTGTCGTGGGAAAGTTATAAAGTATTGATTGAAGGATTCTTACGAAGATGTTTTAATAACTGTAAACTCATAGGCGAATACGAAGATAAAACGAGATTGTTAAGTAGATTTGATTTTCTAACTGAAGATAATTTTTATGTTAGATACATAAACAGAAGCCTCGATGGAGAAATCAGGAAATATCAAAAACGTAAATATGGATTGCCACAAAGTTCAAGAAAGGGCTATAAACGTTGTAATGTATGTGGGGATATTTTTGAAATACATAATAAGCACGATTTCACAACAAAGTATTGCGAAAAATGCAAAAATGAAGTTGTCCGATACCAAACGAAAATCAGAGTACAGAAATATAGAAAAGTAAATGTAACGGAAGCCAAAACTTAACTTTTTATTGTATCTAAGCCATTTATAGGCATTTTTATGTATGTATATATCAGGTATGGAAACACGAGCAATTACTTCGGTAAGCAGTTCGGTGAATAATTCAAAAAAGCTTGTATTTAACCAGTTATATATCATTGCTAATTTTTAAAAACTTATATTTTAAGTTAATTTCACGTCACATTTGAAGAAATATTCCTTTATTATCAATGTTTCTCCGAACTTAGTCAGTTCATTCTTTTCCTTTCATGCCAATGGCAGCATTACAACTCTGATGGTGTTGTCATTGGTATATTCTAGGTGTATAGCTCAGTCTGGTTAGAGCGGCGGCCTTATGAGCCGTGTGCCGATAGTTCAAATCTACCTACACCTACTCCCGTAATATACGGAAATACATATTAAGAAAGAAGGTTTTTACAATCGTAGAAATTACGAAGTCAGAAAGCGTTGAGTTGCATCGATTAGGACATTCATTTGGTAGTGAAGGTGACCTACATCACACCTGCAGCCGGTACAAGAAATATTATGTAACAGAATCCAGAAAGGCAATTTCAGATTTAAATAAGATTAGAAAGTCTAAAATCATTAGGCAGGTAAAATAATTCTGAAGAGTATAGTACTCTTCTATTTTTATGTGAAAATTCAAGAATGAAAGGAAGATTTTAAGCGAATGGGTAAATCTAAGTTAGTTTTTAAAAGAAATATAGTAGATAAGCTATCGGTAAAAGGTATTCTGTCAGAGGACGGAACTACTATTACATATGTTGATGAGAATGATATGGAGCAGGAAGTCAAGGTGGTAGATCTGCTTAATGCATTCAAAAATCAGCCGATTGAATTTGGAGTGCAGCTTAAATCTGATGAGGATCTGGAGCTGATTGAGTCTGAAGATGAAGATAATGATGAATAAGGTGGTGAATCAAACTGTTTGATACAAGACGAAAAGATACAGAAAATGAATCACAGTACCTATGGAGACTGGGACAAGCAAAAGATTCCGGTTTATTGGATATGGATTGGAGCGGAATCGCTGATCTTATGAATAAGGAATTTGGAGATGTAGATAAGCCATATTCAGAGGCAGCTTGGCGTAAACCATATCAGATGGCTAAGAAATTTATGGAATCTGGTGTATTTAGCAACATAAGCGATGAAGATGAATATTTTAAGAAGTTACGCTTGGAACGACAGGAACTTCAAAAAGAAAAGCAAAAGATTTCAGATGAGCGAGTAGAGCTTAAAAGGTTAATTCGTCAGGAAGCTAGAAAAGAATCGTATTCTGATATGGTGAAATATATTATTTGCGAAAATATAGGACCAATCGATGTTTCCGTTAATTATAAATTGTTCAAAAGCCAGACAGACTTACTCTGCCATCTGACAGATATACATACTGGTATCGAGATAAACAGTTGGAAGAATGTTTTTAACGAAGAAGTGTTAAAGAATAGAATCGAAAAATATACATCTGATATTTTAGATATTAGAGACAAGCATGACTCGGAGAATTGTTATTTGGTAATCGGAGAAATCGTTAGTGGAATAATCCACAGTAATCTCCGCTTGCAGAATAACATGGATTTAATGGAGCAGTTTAAGTATATATCTGAATTAATCTCTGCAATGCTCAATAGAATGGCAAATCATTTTAATCACATTTATGTATACACAACCCCTGGTAATCATAGCCGTATTTCACCAAAGAAGGAAGAATCTTTAGATGGTGAAAATATGGATGTACTCTTACCTTTTTATTTGAAGGCAAGATTGCAGAACATTAAAAATGTTAGCATCTGTGATAATGTAGTTGATCCTGAGATTGCTATGTTCAATATTCGTGGAAAAAATGTATACAGCTCACACGGACATAAAGATGCTGTCTCAAATGTCGTGCAAAATTTCACTATGATATTTGGAACAAAACCGGATATTGTACTACTAGGGCATCGTCATACCAATGGATTGACCACGGTATATGATACCAAAGTAATTGAAAGTGGTTGTGTATCTGGAACAGACAATTATGCAATGTCGATACGTAAGGCAAATAGACCTGAGCAAACTGTTTCAGTTGTTGGGGAAGATGGATTAATTTGTTTATACGATATTCAGTTAGATTAAATCATAGACAAGAAATCCGGTTACGGGTGAACTGGATATTATCATGAAGGGTAGGTTGACCTACTCTTCTATTTTATTGGCCAAAAATAAGAAAGAATGAGGAATTACATATATGAACAAGACAGAATTAGTGGAAGTATTTGCAGAGAGAATGGAATTAACTAAGAAAGACGCTGAAAAGGCACTAGCAGTCTTCACAGATATCGTAACTGAAGAATTAGTAAAAGGTGAAAGGGTTGCTATTACAGGATTTGGTACTTTTGAAGTAGCTAATAGAGCTGAACGAGAAGGTAGAAATCCTAAAACTGGCGAACCTATGACCATTGCTGCTACTAAGGCTCCTAAATTTAAAGCCGGTAAGCTCTTGAAGGATGCTGTAAAAGCATAATCTGAGGGGGTGGTGACTGGCATGTATGATATCGTAGCGAAAACCATCAATTTAACAGATGATGAGATCTCGATTATTAAAGAAGTTCTTGAAGAACGACAGGATAGGCGCGTATCACTAGGAGAAATGATTACTATTGAAACACTTTTGGAGAAGTTAGATTAATAAGATAACTTATTGACCAAAACAAATGGTCATAAACAATATAATTTAAAAGGAGGAATTACATATGATTTACGATTATAAGAATAAGAAAATCACCTTTGAGTCTCCCGCTGAGGAGATCGATTACAAGAATCACATGGCTGAATATGGCCCCACTACCGGCAAATCGCATCCGGACGATTGTCCATATTGTAAAGCTAGGGGATGGGAAACATTCCCTGGTACTACATTCGAAGAAGAATGCGAAATGTACGCAGAAGAAAATGAAGAATAAGCAAGGTTGTTTATATGGGATTCTATGCGGTCAAATGCATAGGGTCTATTTTTATGCCTATTTCAAGGCGACAGAGAAAATTTGAGGATCGTGAGAATAGTCCTCTCCTTATATGACAGTGAAATGTATACGGTGAGATGCGTATATGACAGCGAGGAAGAAATGAAGGTGAAACGCTTCATAAAAACATATAAGGAGGAATTAATGGTAACAAAATTTACAAAGAAAGAATTATTAAGATTAAGATGCACCGACGAAGAAATATCTCTGGTAATGAAATATCAAAAATTATTACCAATGCCAGATGAGGATTTTGAAATGAACGCAAGATCACTTCACGAGTATTTACGTGTCGGTAAAGATATTTCTGCATGGATTATTTCAAGAATCAAAAAATATGATTTTAAGGAAAATACAGATTATAAAATTTCCTATGAGGCAAGCAACTCCAAATTTGGAGACGCTGATTTTTCAACCTTGTCACAAGCAAAACGTAGTGCGTTAGGGGTTAAAACAGAGTATTATCTCACCGTAAATATGTGCAAAGAATTATGCACTATTGAGAACAATGAACTCGGTAGATTAGCAAGAAGATATTTTATTCTTATGGAAGATTTAATCAAAAGAAATGATGATTGGTGGAGAGTGAGAAACCCACAGCGGCTAAATTATAAACCTATGTGTAAGGCTGTTTCAGAAGCAGTACATAAATCTACTGGAAAATACGGAGATGATTCTGATTTTTCGAGAGAAGCAAATATACTTAACAGAATAGCAACTGGTTGTTCTGCATTAGAAATTAAGCTGTATTTAGGTGTTGGAATCAATGAGCTGACTCGTGATAATTTAACTAATGACTATAATGAGAAAATTGCATTCTTGCAGGAACAGAATATATTATTACTCGGAATGGGATTACCAATTGTCCAGCGTGTCGATATGCTGATTACATTTTTTGATATTAAGTACCCAGATGCAAAACCATTACAACACTATTTTGACAGAGGCTATCTTTTGAAAGCTAGAGAGAAAATTTTAGAAGAATTGAACCGCTAAGGGTGAGCAATCACCCTTTTTATATTGCTATGAAAGGAAGTGATACTTATGGCACGAGGACGGATATACAACAATTTCTATACCGATGAACTATGGGCGCAAGTAAATAAAGAAAATAAGAGGGTTTTAGATGATTTTCTGGCGGAATATAAACAAAGAAAGAAATCCAAAGGAACCATCAATGGTTATTTCAATGATTTGAGAATTATTTTTATATATGTTTTAAAGGAACTGGATAATCGGTCTATCCTGTCTTTAAACAAGAAGGATTTTCGTGGCATGAGTATTTATTTCTCAGAAGAATGTAATATGTCGTCTAGTAGAGTGAATCGCTTAAAAAGCGCAATTAATAGTATGCTTACGTTTTGTGAAGAAGATGATGACTACGATTATGAAGTGAATTTTGCAAAGAAAGTAGCTGGGCTTCCAAGAGAACGAGTTAAAGATGATGAAGACGATTTCTTTTTCACTTTTGATGAATTTATAAAAGTCAGAGAAATTTTGATTGAAAGAGGAAAACTCCAACATGCAGTATTATGGTCTATAGGTTTTGATTCTGCCGGTAGAAAAAACGAATTATACCAGATTGAAAAACATGGGCTTGTAGATACAAATAAAACCAATGTCGTTATCGGGAAAAGAGGAAAGAAATTTACTCTTGTATATTTAGACGATACAAAAGAATTAATTAAAAGATATCTTGACGAGCGCGGAGACGACGATATAGATTCATTATGGATTAAAGGCTCAGGTGAAAACAAGAGTCCTATAACAAAAGATGTTATCTATGACAGGGTTTGTTCAATATCGAAGATACTGTCAGAGGTACGAGGAGAAGAATGTAATATATTTCCTCATACGATGCGCCATTCCAGATTAGAATGCCTAGCACAAGGTACGGATACGAGATTACTTGATAAAAATGGAGATCCAATTAAATATCCATTAGAGCAGGTACAAGTATTTGCACATCATTCGGATGTAAGCACTACTCAGGGGTACTTAAAGAATCATGATGATGATACAATCAATCAAATGTTTGGGTTTATGGATAATTAAATTCCGCCTTTCATCGTCAAAAAGAACCGAGCCAACAACTCAACTACAGAATCTTGGGTATGAAATCCCAACCATGAAGAATTATGAATTAAGTCCCACACATAAACAGTGGGTACAATATAAAAGTTTCAACGAAGTCGTATGACCATATGGTATAGCTTCGTATATTGGTTCTGACGTGCATGGGAAGTCAGATTAAATGCGGTCAATCGATAGGAGCTTGTGACTACTCCATAAATCCTTATGAGCGCAAAGCAGCCAATAGAACTGGTAAAAAGACGTGAAGCGACAACACGTAGGCTGAACCATAAGATCGGCAAATAACACTACTGAAAGGCGAAACGCCGTAGCGAATGACTGCTGTGAGGTCAATGGGGAATAGCACAATTCTGACGAGAATGAATTAGGGTGCTTGGATGGGCGTTATGACCCAGGAAAACAGGTGATGAGGAGTACCCCTGTAGAATATGGACGTGCGTTTTCACGGAAAATTAATGTTAAGGCGAAAGGCCGATTTAAATAATAAGAAGAGCAAACTATTCTCCTATCTCATCGAAAGGAGTAAAATGATATGAAAATAAATCAGAACACAAACTTCGGCACACACAACACTTCAGTGCGCCCAGGTAAAATAGAATACATCGTTATACATTACGTTGGTGCCACCGGAGATGCTAAAGCAAATATAAACTATTACAATCAGCGGGCAACAACGAATGCGTCGGCTGATTTTTTTGTGGGCTTCAACGGAGATGTTTGGCAGTATAATCCAGATCCATTGACAAGATATTGTTGGGCAGTCGGTGGTAATAAACTATCAACTGGTGGCGGATCACTGTATGGAATTGCTAAGAACGCAAATTGTGTAAACATTGAAATGTGTGTTTGCGTACAAGACAATGGTTCTAAAGCATCAGAATCTAAGGACTGGTATTTTGAAAACGCTACTGTAAAATCGACTATTGAATTAACCAAATATTTAATGGAGTTATATAATATTCCACTTGACCGTGTAATTAGGCATTATGATATAACCGGCAAGATCTGTCCGAATCCTTATGTCTATAATCATACTCAGCACACATGGAATGAGTTTAAATCAGCTCTAATTGAGATTCCCACTAAGAAATCAGGTTGGCAGCAAGAAGGCGATAACTGGAAATATTACAATGGAGACATAGGCTTACCCATCTGCAACGATTGGGTACAGGTAGATGGAAAATGGTACTGGTTTGATGGAGCCGGGAACATGATTAAAAACACCTGGTATCAGCACAAGGGAGCATGGTACTATTTAGGCCCTGATGGAGCAATGTGTACATCTCAGTTAGTTGAAAATTCAGGCAAGATTTATGCTGTCGATGCTGACGGTAAAATGGTTACGGGAGAAATTGTGTTGACCACTTTATCTGATGGAGCATTGCAGTACAAAGGATTGTCTAAGTAAGAAATGAGTATTTTATTAGGAATTAAATAGTTTTTGTTATCAGAGAGTCGTCTTTTAAGGCGGCTCTTTTATATTGTTATTTTATGTAGGGTAATTGCCCTGAGTTTTGAATTTTGTTTATCATAACTCCTTTCCAGAGTAGTTGTTGCAGCAACTGCTCTACATAAGATAATGATTCCGTTATCTGCAAAATAACGTAAAACAAATTTTAGCATCTACTGCTTAGTGTAGAGGAAAAGGAGATAAAATTTATGGTAAAGAAATTTACAAAAAGACAGTTATTAGACCAATGTGGGTTTGAAGCTGAAGAGGCTCGGATCATTTTGGATTACCAAAAGAAGTTACCGGTGCTTGTTGAGAATGAAGGAATAAATGAGTTCTGCATAAATGCTAAAGATTTATGGATGCAACTTGGTGAACCACAGGGAAAGTTTGCTGATTGGGTAAAAAGAAAATTGGTTTCCAAGAAAACTAAAGGCGGAGGTCTTATATTTGTTAACGACAAAGATTATTCCACGACTTCTCAAAAATGCGAAATCGCAAATACTAATGGATTTAAGTTTATAAATGAATATTTGCTTACAGTAGAATGTGCTAAGAACTTATCTATGATGGAAAACACCGATGTAGGTGCCTTGGCAAGAAAATATTTTATTCTCATGGAGAAGGCGGTTAAAAAGAATGTGGAATGGGAGCTAATCAGGTACCCTCTTCGCGAAGGATATAAGAAGATGCAGGAAGCGTTAAATGTTTATATGAATCGAATGATTCAAAAAGATGCCGATGATTGGGATTATAAAATTGAAGCAAATGCCCTTAACATTATCGCAACCGGATTTTCAGCACAGGAAATAAGGTTGTTTGTTGGTTGCAAAGACAATATCACAAGAGACAGTCTTACTGCTACATATAATGAGTATTTGTTGAAATTACAAGAGTGGAACATTCTCTGTCTTGGTATGAACATGAATAGATATGAAAGATATTCAAAGTTAAAAGAGTTTTTCGATATCGCATTTCCCAACGCGGTACTTTTAAGAGACGATGTGGGAATTGCTAAGATAACCGAAAATAAGAATAAATTAATTGAAGAAGCAAGGGTAAAATTACAGGGAGTAGCTTAACATCTACTCTTTTAATATGTACATTGTTGAGGGCAACCACTACTGCCCTCTTCTATTATAAAAAAACAACAGGTCGCGACTTACCGCTAGGAGAAAATAATATGGAAAACAAAAATGTATTTGAAGAAACTGTTGCAACATTAATCGAAGACGCAAAGAAACTACAAACTAAATTTTCAAAGTGTCAAGAGAATAACGACTTCCGTGGTGCATTAGATACTATGCGTCTTTTAAAAGACACCCTCGCTCTTATTAAAGAGTATGATTGGGAATTAAAATATTCCGAATTAGAAACAAATGGACATAAAGAAGTTTCTATTTGGGAACAGAATCATTGTGGAGAGACTAAAAACCATAAAAAATGGATTGTTAATGAAGATAATAGAATTATGTATATTGATTTTCATGACAAGAACAAGGCGCTGGTATTTATTAAAGGAGAACGTTATTCCTTAGACTACTATCCACTTGCCAAGAATGGACGTATACCTCTTATTGATTTTATTCGTGGATATGACAACAGTTATACCATCTATGTAGACAAACGGGGCTTCGGAGTAGCCATTACTGACGTATTAGACACATATGATATTTCATACAAAGAAATTAAATGCAATAATTTTATGCAGAACTATTATAACAAATAGAGCCTTGAATCTGCACTTTCATTTGTGAAAACAAGATATAGAAACTATCAACAAGCACTACTGCTCTGGCAGTGAGTGCCTATTTTTAATTGCAAAGAAAAGGTGGTGGCGATTTGGCGAACCAAACAAAATCCGAGGCGACGATTAATGCTCTTAAATCGCCAGCCAAGATTAATTCTAAGAAAGATATTTTTATTAATACAAAGAACGATAAAAAAATTTATACCTGTTCATGTTGCGGATCTGAATACGGTGAATTAAATAAAAACTTTAGTCCAACCAACCTACCACTTTTTAAAAATACGGGTTATTACCCCGTTTGTAAAAAGTGCATGGATCAATTTTTCACTGAGATGACGGAAATATATTCTGGAAATGAGGAACAAGCAATTAAGTACATCTGTCAAATGACGGGAGTATATTTCAATCCATCTCCTCTTGGTGCGAGTAGGAAAATTAGCCAACACCGAAGTAGATTGAGTACATACATAAGTAAGGTACAAATTAATCCGTGGATTGGAAAAACCTATATTGACACATTAAAAGATGAATTTGAAATTGAAGGCAATAACGTAATAGAAACATTCGAGGATGTTAAGGATTCTAAAAATACAAAATTAAAAACAGTAAAATTCTTTGGAACAGGGTTTACCGATGATGATTATCAGTTTTTAGAGGATGAGTATAAAGATTGGACGACAAGGCATGAATGCAGTACAAAATCTCAAGAAGAGGTTTTTAAGCAGATCTGTTATGCCCAGTTAGACATTTTAAAAGCGAAACGGGAAAACCAACCAACAAAAGATTTAACAAGAACATTTCAGGATTTGTTGGCAACTGCAAATTTGCAACCCAAGCAAACAAGGGACAATACCTTAGCAGAGCAGAACACTTTTGGAACTCTTATTAGAAAATGGGAGAACGAAAGACCCATACCTGAGCCAGATGATGAGTGGAAAGATGTTGATGGTATCGCAAAATATATTACGGTTTATTTTCTGGGTCATTTATGTAAAATGATGGGGATCAAAAATTCTTATTCTCGCATGTACGAAGCAGAAATGGCTAAATACAAAGTAGAAAAACCAGAATACGAAGATGACGATGAAGCACTTTTTGATGCTGTGTTTGGCGGTGATTTAGATGATCCAAACCAATAAAAAGACAGAGCAAGAAGTAGCTAATGATAAGGCTGCAAAAATAATGAATGGAGTTGCTACTTGGTGCAGCTTTTACCGAGCCAATCCTCATCGTTTCGCAAAAGATTATCTGAATACAACGCTTAAGTTATTTCAGGTAGTGTTATTGTATATGATGAACGTGAATAATTATTTCATGTACCTTGCTGCCAGAGGGCAGGGGAAAACATGGTTGACCGCTCTTTTTTGTACAATTCGCTGTATTCTATATCCAGGAACAAAAATATGTGTAGCTTCAAAAAATAGAAACCAAGCAAATGAAGTCTTGGAAAAAATCACGACTGACTTCATGGATAAATCAGATAATCTTAAACTAGAAATTGAAGATTATTCTGTAGGGCAAAACAAAGCATACGTACTATTTAAAAATGGTTCTTGGATAAAAGTTGTTACCGCATCGGACTCAGGAAGATCAGCCAGAGCAAATATTCTTATAACTGATGAATTTAGAATGGTTGATTTAAATGTAATAAATACAGTTCTGAGAAAATTTCTAACAGCGCCCAGAACACCTAAGTATTTAAGTAAAAAGGAATTTAAGCATCTTGTAGAACGAAATAAAGAAATTTATATGTCAAGTTGTTGGTTTAAGAGCCATTGGTCTTTTGAAAAAGCAAAGGCATATTGTGCTAATTTAGTCAACGATACAAAGAAATATTTTATTTGTGGTTTGCCTTATCAAATATCTATTAAAGAAAATCTATTGTCAAGTGAACAGGTTGCAGACGAAATGTCCGAAGCTGATTTTTCTGAAATGGCTTGGGATATGGAAATGGGATGTTTGTGGTATGGCGATAAGGATGGAAGTTTATTTTCATATGAAGATACCTCTAAAAATAGATTATTAAAAAAATGTGTGTATCCCACTAGTATAGCTAGTTTGCTTTCTGAAAAATATGCAAAGATACCAGACCTTAAACCACAGGAACAGAGAATTATTTCAACGGACGTCGCTCTACTTGCGTCTAAAAAACAAAATAATGACGCAGCTTCTATTTTTATAAACAGTGCAATACCAACACAAAACCAAAAATATATAGGTAACATGATTTACACTGAAAATCATGAGGGATTGAACACAGACGAATTGGCATTAATCATACGTAGATATTTTGAAATGTATAAGTGTACATATATCGCTCTTGACGTAAAGGGAATAGGGCTTGGTGTTTATGACTGTCTAATCAAAGATATGTATGACCCTACAACCGGACAGACATATGGCGCTTTGAGTTGTTGTAACGATAAGGTGTACGCAGATAGATGCAAAGTACCAAACGCCCCTAAAGTAATCTGGGCAATACAAGCAACTGCACAATTCAATAACGATATGTATCTATCATTGCGTGAAGGATTTAAGCAACACAAAATAAATTTACTAATACACGAATTCGAAGCAGAAGAAACATTAAAAAGTATAAGAGGATATAATTCTTTAAATATGAGTGATAAAACGCTTTTACAACTTCCGCATATTCATACTACTTTATTAATTAATGAATTAATTAATCTGGAGTACGAGGCAAGGGGAGTTAATATTAAAGTGTATGAGAAATCCGGCATGAGAAAGGATCGCGTGTCAAGCATAGGGTATAACTATTGGGTTCAGTGCCAGTTAGAAAATAAACTGAAAAAACCAAAAGAAAAATCTTCCACTCCCGCCTCTCTCCCGTTCCGTGCTCCACAATTATATTCCAATTAATAAAATATCGAGAAAGGAGGAAATCACAAAATGTCAAAAACAGAAATTACAGAAACAAACTCAAAAATAACTGAAACAACCAAGCAAGAAATATCAGAAAAACAGAGATTGCAATTTGACTCAGCTCTGAAATACATGAAAACCGCGAAACTCATACTTCGAGATTTGGAAAATGAGCAACAGTCAAATCAGTTTTTTAAAAAGTATAAGCGTGAAGATATATTAAGATGGTTAGAAAATCCTTCTCGATATGAATCTAAGTTAATTGAAGTGTGCCGATATTTGGCTGGTAGTTCTCAACACTTTAGGCGGTTATACGAATACTTTGGGAAGATGTCTATGCTTGCCTATATCGTACTTCCGTATAAGTTGGACGAAGATAATTTTGACGCTACCGTTTTTAAAAAACAGTATAAAAAAATTATAGACAAACTGGAAGTAATGAACATCAAAAATGAGTTTTCAAAAGTAATTGATGTATTGTTTCGAGAAGATATCGCTTACTGTTATGAGTATTCTACAAATGACAGCTACTTCATAAAACTCTTACCATATAACTATTGTCAAGTAAATACGATTGTAGATGGAGTATTAGGATTTTCATTTAACTTTAGTTTCTTTGATAAATATCCCAAAAAACTGTCAATGTATGGGGAAGAATTCCAAATGAAATACTCCTTATATAAAAGCAATAGAAAGAAATACACATGGCAAGAACTTAATAGCGACAATTCATTTGCATTAAAGCTATCTGATAATCTTGATTATGTAATTCCTATGTTTGCAAATCTAATCCCTTTTCTATATGACATTGAAGATATTAAGCAGCTTGATAAGAGTAAGAAAGAAATGGACAACTACAAGCTTTTACTAATGAAACTTGAGTTGAACGATGATGGTGATTATAAAATTGACTATCAGGAATATGAAAAATTTTATAATATGATCAGTTCTGTGCTCCCCAAAAACATTGGAATCGGTATGTCTATTGCGGATATTAAAGATTACACGTTTGAGCGTAGCGGTGCCACTAATGAGATTAGCGCATATAGCCAGGCCCAATCTGACTACTGGTCTTCGGCTGGGGTGTCTGAGTTATTATTTAATGGTTCAAAGTCATCTTCTGCTACTATTAGTAACTCAATTAAAAACGATAGTGAGTTAGTTTTTTATGTTCACAGAATGATTGAACGTGTCATTAATAGGAAACTTAAACAAGAGTCTGGAAAATATAAATTCAAAATTAATATTCTTGATGTCACGCAATTTAATCAAAAAGAGTATTTGGACAACCTTTTAAAAGTGTCTACATATGGATACCCTGTCAAACTTTCCATATTGGCCATATTCGGATACACACCATCTGATACATATGGGATGACGATTTTAGAAGATGTTTTAGACTTGGTTAGTAAGTGGAAGCCTTTACAATCGGCAAACACTATGTCTGGCGACTCTAACGAGGAAGGCGGCGCTCCCTCAAAAGATGATAACGAATTATCGGAGGCTGGGATTCAGACTCGTGAAAATGACAATAGAAAAGAAAATGCTTAAAGGATATAGATTATTTATATGAATAATACAATATTGGTGTTTGACCAAGAGAAATCCATGTTTCTCTCTTCTCTTGGTTTCAAATATATTTTTGATAGTATGAACGGCAAGAAAGTTCATGCTTTTTTATTTTCAGAGGAACTTTTAAAATACGTGAATACGCATTTTACTAATAATGATTTCTTTCTGAATAAAGGTTTAAAATTTTAAGGAAGGAGGAAATATGTCAGAAGTAAATAGAATCATACCGATTATATTTGAGAAAGTACAAGATTATTCTAATGCAGATACTAGATTTATAAAAGTGAAAATCAAGATGATGCATCTTGGACTTAACCTTAATAACAGTATCTTCAATAAGGAAGTGGTCGATGAAGCTATTCCAACTCTTTGCAACACCCCAATACTTGCATATGTGGAAAAGACTAGCGAAGGAGATGATGACTTTTCTGACCATAGACAGGAATTAAGTATTGAAAATGGTGCAATAAAAGTCACTTATAAATGTATTCCATTTGGGGTTATTGGCGAATCATGCAATCCGAGATATGAAAAATATACTGCCGAAGACGGGATCGAACGTACATACTTGGTTGTTGACGGATTAATTTGGAGCAAAATTGAACATGCTGATATTTTTACTAGAGATTTTATTAAAGATGCAAGTATGGAACTTACAGAAAATTATTCTGGTAAATTTGATGAGCATAATCATTTTGTATTCACAAAAATTGAGTTTGATGGAATCTGTGCCTTGGGTAATAACGTGGAACCAGCAATGAAAGGTGCCAACATTGAAGTTAATTTTGCTCTGAGCGAAATACAAACAAAGTTGGAACAGTTTAATGCTTGTATAAAAGATAAAACAGCTATTACAGATAATTCAATGAAAGGAGATTGTATTATATTGGATAACGAGAAAATCGAAAGTGTCTTAAAAGAATTTAATGTCAAAAGAGAAGACATCAATTTTGAGATAACGGACACAATGACAGAAACTGAATTAAGAGATAATTTAAAAACTTTTAATAATAGTAATTCTGATGACGAGAATAAAAATGCCCCCAAAATTTATACTGATTTTTCAACATATAATGAAAAACGAGAATTATTAAGAAGTGTATTAAAGCGTGAAGAAAAGCGAGATGAAAACGGAAGTCTGGAGTATTATTTAGGATTTTGGATCGCTGACTTTGATGACTCTTATGTTTATGTCGAAAAAGAAGAATATAACGGTGAAGAATGGTCTTATGAGAAGGGACGGTTTGGATACACCCTTTCCAAAAATGTTACCTCTATTACAAGTGAATTTGAGCCAATGATTGTAAAGTGGCTTACTGCGGAGGAATATGCTGCCATTGAAAAGATGCGCTCTACCTATGAAAGCTTTGAGGCAAATAAAGGTGAATTTGAACGTTTACAGAAATTTGAAAAGGATACTTTAAGTGAACGAAGGGATGCGGATTTAAGTCTATTATTTGAAAAGTTCGACGAGAAGCTTGCAGATTGTGAAGAGTATAAAACGTTAAAAGAATCCAATACAGATTTTTCTGTAGAAGATATTGAGATGAAGTGCTTTGCTTTAATTGGTAAGATCGCAACCAACTTTTCAACAGAAAAGAAAAGTGATGTTATTAAATTAGATTTTGAAGTATCCGAGAAAGACCCCGACACTGATGATGGGTACGGCGGAATCTTGGCTTCTAAATACAATAAATAAAACAATTTGTATGAGCGCATAAGACGCTCTATTTTTATGTTCAAAAATAAGGAGGAACAAAACATGGCAAATTATTGTGTCGTTACACGTGAAAAAATGACTAGCGAATGGGATGGTTCTAAAAGACTCTCTGTAAAGTACCGTCCAAGTGGCGTTGATGCTGCAATCGAAAATGGAAATGTTGTAGTTGTGGGTGATTTGATTGATGGTGAAAGGGAAGTTTATGCAACTTCTACTCCTGCCGTTGATACGCCTGTAGCGAAATTGGCTCTTATCACAACCCCAGAGGTAATTGCCGATGAAAGAAAGAAAAATATCGCAGAATTTAGAAATGAAGCAGGTGAAGTATGCACAGCTGATCTATTATTCTCTCGTGACATCTTCTCTCTTACTGCTGAAGGATTTACTGGTACACCAGCAAAGGGAAGTATCGTGGAATTACAGGCTGGTACGAAGTTGAAAGTCGTTTCTACCGCCACTTCTGGTTCTACTGTTGTAGGAAAAATCATTGATTACGTGAATGGTAAATATGCCGTTCAGGTTGACTAATTTTTAAAATATTAAGGAGGAATATACATAATGGCAGATAAATTAAAAGTGTTAAAACTTGCAACCGATATGATTAAGGGCAGAGTAGATAGTAACTTTGCAGATGCTTCAAAAAATTCAGAAGCACTTGTTGAACAGTTAATTGAGCTGAATGGTGGTTCTAAAGATTTAGATTTTAAGAGATTTCATAGAGGGAACCCAGTTTTCGATATTGTAGAGGAAATTATTCCTGTAATTGTTCACGAGGGACTTACCGGAGATGAATTCTTCTTTAACCTTGTAGATTATAGAAATATTGCACTGGGTGACGACATTGACTTTTGGACTGAAGACAAAACAGAATTTGTAGTTGCTGATGCGGCCTATGGCACCAGCGGAATCCGCAGACAGAGACTTGGTGCTATGGAAAAATACAACGTTAAGACGCAGCTTAAAGTTATTAAGGTATATGAAGAATTGAAAAGGCTCATGGCAGGTAGAGTAGATTTTAATACCTTTATCAGAAAAGCCGGCGAAGCCATGACTAAGGAAGTTAGACAGGACACCTATACTGTATTTAATGGTGTAACAACTACTACTCGTGGTCTGAATTCTACGTATGTAAAATCTGGAACTTATTCCGAAGATACTCTGTTAGAACTCGTTGAGCACGTAGAAGCTGCGAATAACGCAGTTGCAACAATTATGGGAACTAAATCTGCTCTTAGAAAGGTGACTACCGCTGTCGTATCCGACGAAGCAAAAACAGATCTCTATAATATGGGATTCTATGGAAAGTTTAATGGTACAAACATGATTTATCTCCCTCAGAGACATCAGACTGGTACTGATACTTTCTTACTCGATAATAGCAAGATCTATGTATTTGCTGGTGTTGATAAGCCTATAAAGGTAGTGAACGTTGGAGAAGGTATTCTTTCTGTAAATGATCCATTACAGCAGGCTGACTTTACCCAGAATTATCTCTATGGACAGGAGTTCGGAGTGGGACTTGTCTTTAATACAAAACAGGGATTTTATTCTTTAGCGTGACGTATTGTTAAGGCGGCATTTAAGCCGCCTTAACTTGAATAAAAGGAAAATAAAAGGAGGATTTTAAAATGGCAAACGGAAGACCAGGAAGACCTAAAAAGGTAGAAGCTGAAAATACTACTAATAATATACCGGAAAATACAGAAAAAAATGTTGATGACATGGTGAATACCACAACAGGCTTGAAGGTGTCAACAAGGAAGAAATTAAAATTAGATGATAATGTATCTCTCCTTGTTTCCAGTAATATCTTCGGCGAATTGATTTATATCAACCATAAAACTGGTGATAAATACACTTGGGAAAATATGGGTGACGTACAGAGTTTATATGTCTCTGACATTAGAGCCATGAAATCAAATCAGCGAAAATTCTTAGAACAGAACTGGATTGTTATTGATGGAATTGCTGATACATCTGACGAGTATGAAGGTATTGATGTTACAGATATTTATGAGGCATTACAGATTTCCAACTACTATAAAAACTTCTTATGCCCATCTAATTTAAATGATGTGTTCAATTGGAGTGTTGAAGATATTAGAAATAAGGTGCCAAAAATGCCAGTCTCTACCAGAGAAACAATTGCAATCAGAGCAAATGAATTGATTAAAGCTGGAATTATAGATTCTATTGCAAAGGTAAAAGTATTAGAGGAGGTTATTGGTTGTGAATTAGCCTCTGAAGATGACGATTAGGGGGTGCAGTTATGACTTCCTATTCAGAAATAATCGAGGCATTTTTAAATAAAATTACCGATATGGATTTACCTAGATTTGATGATTTAGTACGCGAATCCATAATTATTAATTATATGAAATCGGCGTGCACTAAATTTGCAAAGGTCTGCGAAGTAGATTTATATGATAGAAATGATGTTGAGAAATGCTTTAATGGTGTTTTAGATGATGAAATCATTGATATCATTACCGAAAATATGCTTGTTGAATGGCTTAAACCAAAGGTGCTATTTACTGATAATCTAGCAAACGTCTTAAATACAAAAGATTTCTCAATGTACAGTCCTGCTAACATGTTAAAGGAATTAAGAGAAACTTTGGCTTATCTCAAAAAAAGTGCAAGAGGGTTGATTAATAATTATTCTTTTGCTCATTCGGAGGTAGGTAAAAATGATAAATGATTTTTTAGGTAGTATTATCGGTAACATTTATAAAGTTTTGCCACTTAAGGAAGAAGAAAATTCATATTTGCCCGAATATCTGGATAGCCTATTGGTTCAATTAAAAGGAGCGTTAGTGACTTATCCGGGACTTTCTTCAAATGTAAGATATATAACCGTTATTAATAGTATTCAGTATTTTTGTAGCAATGATTTTTCAATTAAGCAATGTAAAAGAGAAGTATTTAAGTGTATTGAGAACATCAATAAAATACAGAATGAGGTGTAAATATGGGATATTGGGATATTTACAACGCTCGCCTAACTGTTAATGGTTCTACTCAAAGAGAGAGAAACGTCAATCGTCTAAAACAGAATATCAATACTAAGGCCCCATCAAATCCATCATACAAAGAAATCAGACTAAATGGTGAAGATACATATCTCGTAATCAACACTGGTACAAAACCCTACTACAAAGAATTTGAATCTCTACCTGGACAAAAAATTCTAGCCGGTGATTATGTAGAATGGTCAAACAATATTTGGTTAGTATATGAAGCTGACAGTGATGATGAGATTTATACCGATGGTAATTTAAGACAGTGTCAATATGAGCTATTCTGGCAAAATTCAGACGGTCAGATTATTTCAAGGCACGCTTGGGTACAGAATGCATCTGCTTACAACAATGGAGAGTCCGGTAATAACACGATCACCTTGCAGTCAAATCAGTTCATGGTATACGTACCATATGACGACGATACTCTTCTATTAGATAATGGTCTCCGGATACACATATCTCGATCCAACAGAAAATGTAAACCGTACAAACTGACTAGACCAGATGACATTGCTTATGGCTATGGAGAAAAGGGAATTTTAAATCTAGTCTTTACACAAGATGAATACAACCCTACAGATGACAGGTTAGTTGAATTGGAAGATGGTAAGTCCGTATGGATATGTAAATACTTCTCTCCCACTCCCCAACCTAATCCAGATCCACCCGATGAAACAGCGAATTTATTTGCTAATATCACAGGAAATACCAACTTAAAAGTCGGATATTCAAGAAGTTATTCGGTTAATTTTACCGACAAAGACGGAGCTGCCGTAACAGATGTTAATTTTGAGTGGAATGTGGTAAGTGATTTTGCTGATAAGATAATCAAGACAATTTCTGGTAATACAATCAAATTACAGATAGACGAAGATTTTCTGATTGGAGAATCTTTTTTATTGAGTGTTTTGGTCGATGATGAAAAGTTGGGTGATATAGAAATTACTGTTGTTGAAGGATTTTAGGGGGAAATATGACGCTAAGAGATATTGGTAAGTATAAAAACAAACTATTTTCGACTATCATTCAGTCAGAAGACATCGCTGAGCTAATTCTTGGTAAAAATTATGACAGGGAAAATGTAGACGAGTTACTGATATATAAACATGTATTTCCTTATCTTTATGTTGATGACACTCAGACACAGCAGTGTTCATATGTTTGCGTTGAAGTAGATGTTCCGCGCACAGTAGATTTTACATATAAAGATATGAAGATTATTGTATGGTGCTATTGCCATAGGGGTATCATGAAGTATTCTAAAAGTGGCTATCTAGGAATTAGATCTGATATTCTTGCCGATATGGTTGATAGGCTTCTAAATAGCTCTACTAATTTCGGAATTGGTAGATTGAAGTTGCATTCAGCATCATATTTGGTGCCAAATAAAGAGTATTATGGCAAACAGTTAATATACACCTGTTCTGAATTCAACATAGACGGCAAATTATAGGTGGTGATTAATTGAACAAATATGATTTAGAACACAAACTACTTAGAGGCAGTGTATTGTATTTAGATGATATCCCTACATACAAAATCACACTGGGAGAAATGGCCGATGCCGGTTTTTCAAAATTACAAAACGTAATATCTATTTTATGTATGGACGATGATAAAGCAATCGAGTTATTAAATGGTGCTGTTGAAAATCCGTCTACTTTTATGTTGATTATGTTAAATATATTGCAAGAACAAAATCAAATCAATAAAGAAAAAGCATATGATACTTCAGATCCCATGTGTATTTTAATTCCAATTTTTCTGTCTCTTTTTTTTAGAAAAAAAGTTGTTTTTAATCAAGAATATGGCTTTATTATAGAGACGAAAATGATGAAATACACATTTTAAATCATTTGAATTATGATAAATTTAGGAAAATTTTAAAAGAGCGAAATTGTCTAATTGACATTGATGGAATTGATGAGTGTGACAATCCTAACAGTGAAATGGCTAGAAAACTTTTAGAAAAAAGAAGAAAGTTACGTGAGAAGTTAAAAAAGTCTAAACAAATAAGCGACGATGACGAGAACCTTACAATGGCCGACTTAATAAGTATATTTGCACAAGCTGAACACATGCCGCTACAGGCAGTATACGATAACTATGATATATATCAGTTTAACAATCAATTTAATCGCTTAAAGATAATGGATGATTTTCATGTAAACATACAGGCATTGCTGGCCGGCGCAAAGAGTGAAGATGTAAAACTTCAGCACTGGCTTTCAAAAATAAAGAAACCAAATGATTAGAGCCGGTTATATCGGCTTATTTTTATTGACAAATTAAGGAGGAAATATAATGGGTGCTAATACAAAATTCGGCGCAAAAGAGGTCATGGATGTAATTCTCTATGATATGTCTACCAACAAGCCCGTAATCTTTTTCGATACTTTAAAGACATCTTCTATTGAAGTTACAGCAGAGAAGGTATATGCAAGAGGCGGCAAGGGAAATGCCAAGCTGATTACATGGGAATTAAACAAGGAAGGAACACTTACAATCGAAGATGCTCTTTTATCCCCAAAATCTCTTGAGTTAATTTCTGGTGTAGCAACAGTAACCGGTGCGCAGACCGTTTATATGAGACAGGAT